TCCGATCTAAAGTAAAAAAGCAGTAGAAAACGATAGTAACGTAAGTAATGAAAGAACTGTTGATAAATTGGCTGTAATATTTGTATCTATCTATCCTATAACCAACCTTAACCACATATTGGAGGTAGTATGAAAGCGCGTGTAATTATCACATTGGATTGTCCAAGAAATTGTGAAAACTGTTGTAATAAAGAAAATGTTTTTTACCAACATAAACTATTGGAAAATAAGGAAAAACTTTTGAAATATGATGTAATAATGATTACCGGCGGAGAACCGATGTTGATTCCAGACTATGTTTTTAGGTTTGTTTTATGGCTTAAAAATGAAAATTACAAAGGTAAAATATATTTGTATACCGCATTATATAATATTTCACTATATGCCGCATACGACAGTTTGTTAACTCTAATAGATGGTATTCATTTTACAGTACATTACGAAGCAACAGATAAGGAAATTAAAGAGCTTAAAGAATTATCAGAAAACGTTATTACTCATACATGGGATTTCTCAAAACCACGTTGTCAATCCTATAGGCTGGCAATTGATAGCCGCCTATATGATAAATATGATTTTTCCAATATAAATTTTTCGCAATGGTCTGTGATACGCAAAATGCACTGGATGAAAGAATGTCCATTACCAAAAGGTGAGGAATTGTTTTTGATGGACATAAAAAACGAAATATTTTAATAAGGAGTTAAAGCCATGAAGAAAATATGTATAATTTCAACCTGCCGTGCCGATTTTGGCTATTTATATTTCATCATGAAAGATATAGAAGCCAGCGATAAACTTAAACTGCAAATAGCATATCCATATACCCATCATTGCCGGGAAGAAATATGGAACGAATTTACCGATCACAACAACCATGTTGTTTTAGGCGACATGGATAGCATATACGACATAGGACAGTTTTTCGACAGATGTTTAGAGATGTATAACCTACTCAAACCAGACATGGTTGTAATTTTAGGTGACAGGTTTGAAGTCCATGCAGCAGCCACAGCAGCATTGCTGTTAAATATTCCCATAGCGCATATAGCGGGTGGAGAGACAACATTAGGAGCGTTCGACAATGAACTCCGCAATTCAATTACCCAAATGTCCACATATCATTTTACAGCAACAAAGGATTACGCTGAAAAAGTTGGTTTAATGTTAGGCATTAAGCCTATTATCAACTATCTTGAAATGAATCCGCATTTACCAAATCCATGTACTTGGGATTGGTGTGAGGCATATGATATGTGGCTATCAGGTGAAGACTGGGATAAATATTATCCTGACCAAAAAATAAACGTTTTCAATGTCGGTTCCCCTGCCCTTGACTGGCTGACCCGTGCAAAACTACTTTCCAAGGATGCACTACAACCCAATACACCCATTAACCTTGACCAGCCGTTTATAGTGGCTTGTTTTCATCCCGTTACAAAGGAATTGGAACGTACAAAGCATTATATTGTAAGTTTTTTAACCGCGATAGCAGGTATAGACGAACAAGTAATCTTAATACAACCAAACTGTGACCCCGAGAATAAACAAATAAGGGAATCGATACAATATCTTAAAACTGGGTTTGATATAAAGGACGACAAAAGACTTTGCGTTGCTGACAACCTTGACCATCTTACCTACTTGTCCCTACTCCAATATGCCGAAATGATGGTAGGCAACTCGTCCAGCGGAGTCATTGAATCAGCATCGTTCAATCTGCCGTCTGTAACCGTCGGTAACCGTCAGGATGGACGTATTAAACCGGGCAATGTAATTTCATGTCCATGCGAGACAGACGCTATTTTGACCGCCATGGGACGTGCAAGGGAATGGAAAGCGACGGTTGGAAAGTGTGAGAACCCATATGGCGACGGTCATTCGTCTGCTAGGATAGTAAAGATATTGGAGGGAATATGAAAAGTTTTTTTAATCGATTAATCCCGAAAAAAAGAAAGGGTTTGGGCGACAAAATAAGAGAAGCGATGTCGATAAGGGATATACATGGAAATTTACCCACAATGCCATTTGTTGAGGAAGATGGGACAATTAATTACTTGTACGGACAAGTAACATGTACATGTATCTCTGACTCAAAAATATTTTTGAAGGAGTTTAGTTGATTATGAAAGATATTGAAAAATTATTTAGCTGTTACAATGTTACTGAACAAATGAAAAAGAATATACCCAAAAAAGTCATAGAACGTATTGTAAAGCGTGAATTATCGCGCGGGATTGCTTGCGTTATTCAAGATAATATGGATGAATTACCCATAAATCGAGAAACAAGGACAACTAAAGATTGCTTTGTTGAAGAACACAGGATTAGTTTTTACATAATAAGCGCCGACGAATTACACAGGCTGCAAGATATTGAACACGAACACTACAGAACGTATGGTAACGCGTTGCGAGGTGTAATATGAAAACTGAAACTTTAGAAGCTATAAAAGAGATTCAGGAATGGCAAGCGGCAAATAAATCGGAGGAAAAATATACACCAAAAGTAAGCATAGAAGAAGAAGCCAAACTGATGGAACAAAAGTATATTGATCTCATCTGCTCCTTGTTAACAAAAAACATTGATGCTTGGGAATTCAAAGATTATATCACAACAAGTATCAGCATTAAAAAATATTTAATTACTGTTCGGTCGTATGGGATAGGATATAGTTCTTTTAGAATCAATATTGAAGATGAATGTGTTTTTGAATATGATTTAAGATTTGGCACTAAACCCTACAAAATAGCAAAAAAAGCCGTAAGGAATGTTAGTTATTTACATAATCTTAGAATACTGCAAGTACAGAACAAACTCCTTGCAATGAACTATTCGGAGTTGGAGGGCGCAATATGAAAACTTGCATCTTTTTAACCACTCGTTACGGTTCAACCCGTCTACCTGGTAAGCACTTAACGGACATAAACGGCAAAACATTAACTGATATACTGATAAAACGTCTGAAACGTTCAAAAATACCTATCATAATGTGTACGCCGGATACGCCGGAAGACAATTTGCGCATGAAGGCCATAGCCGATAGAAACAATATTGGCTTTTTTTCCGGGGAAAGGCAAAATATCATTAAAAGGCACCTTGATTGCGCCCTGAAACACAAAATTGACTTTATCATCAATGCGGACGGTGATGATATTTTGGTAACACCTGAAACAATCCAGTCAGTCTACTACTGCGTTCAGCAAATGAAAGAACTTTTACCGATACGCACGGTTGGACTTCCGTTAGGACTCAATGTGATAGCTTATCCTGTGAGCAAACTGAAAGAAGTCAATTTTGATACCGACACCGGGTGGGGCGCACAGCTTTTTAAAGGACGATATGTGGAGATACCGTTCAGATACGACCATGACTATCGCTTGACTATGGATTATTCTGAAGATTTTGACGTAATCGAGGCGGTCTTGACAAAATGTAAACGGAACATGACCGTCGGAGGGATATGCGACTGGCTGCTGAAGCACCCTGACATTGCGAAGTCAAATTTATACCTGAATAAGAAGTATTGGGAAAGGATAGGTGAAGCAGGCAAGTGAAAATCACATTGGCGCAAGTAAAACTCGGCAACAAGTGGGAGATCATTGAAAACCATCCCATATTTTGGCCTGAAATGGTCACACCGACACGTATAAACAGTCTGACAGGCTATGGATATGAGGACAACGTATTTAATTTAAAGCTTAACGCATACCGCATAGGTGATTTCGTCTACATAAAGAATCACCTGTTCCCAGGGTACGATGAAGGCCGAACAGCAGGGGTTAATCTGCCCCATACATACATAAACAACATGAAAACCTATGTGGTGATCTGCTATGACTTACGCTTCCCAGAGTTATTTGCACGAATGGAAAAGCCCGAACTCATAATCGTGCCCGCTTGTTGGCCGTTTGAACGTATACATCACTGGGACACACTGCTGAAGGCAAGGGCAATTGAGGGGAAATGCTTTGTTGCAGGCATAAATGTAAATGGTCACAGCGCAGTTTATAACTATGACGGAAACTGTCTGAATGAACTTGATGAAACAGAAAGGTTAATTGAGGTAGATATATGAGATTTGGAATTATCGGACGAGGTTCAATGAGTAAGAGGAGGCAACGTTGCCTAGAAACCTTGGGATACGATGAGTATTTCACATGGGACATAATGGATGACAGTAAGTGTGGCGATGTAGTTACCATGCTTAAACCTGACGCATTGCTGGTATGCAGTCCTCCTTTGACAAAACAAATTTACATTGATTTAGCAAATGCTTTAACGATTCCAGTGTTCTGCGAAGCGGATGTGACGGAATACACAGGAACATATTACAGTTCATCTACCATGCGTTTTCATCCTGCTGTACAAAAGATAAAGGAACTTATCGACAATGGCACGTTAGGCAAAATATACACATTCACTCATCATTGCGGGATGCATTTAAGAGATTGGAGACTGGCGGGATTTGACTTTAAAAGTTATTATGCAGCGGAGTTAGGAACAAAGGAAATGTTCTGCTTTGAATTATCGTGGTTATCTTACCTGTTCGGATCCCCGACTGACTGCACTGGATTTATCGATAAAAAACTGGACGACCTGGACATATCAGCTGATGATGTATATTCTGCATCGGTTAAATTTGCAGAAGTAATTGGTACCGTCCTGATTGATATACTATCTCGTCCTGCAATCCGCAAACTGCGTATTGTAGGCGAAAAATGTAATCTCCTGTGGAACTGGAATGACGATTATGTTAAACTCGAGCATCCAAGTGGAGCAATATTGCCGATATCGTATTCCAAAGGCACAGCGGCGGAGGGATATAACTCTAATATTTGCGAAGAAATGTACCGGAGTGAACTGGCGAACTGGATTGCAGCAATACAAGGCAAGGAACAGTATTTATTCAACCGCGAGGATGAAATGGCTGTTATGGAAATGCTTAGAAAGGTGGAGGAACATGAGTAAATGTAATAGTGTGTGCATATACGAAAACTGCATCTTAATAAAACAATTGGGCATTGATGAAATAGAACAATGCGATATATGCGATTTAAAATCATATTTAAAAGAACTTAAGCAAGTGCACCAAATCAACCAAAATACAATGTTGGAAACCCAAAAGCAAGTAACACTATTAAATAATATCATAAAAAAGTTGAAACCTAAAACAAATAAGGAAATTACTGCATTTAAAAAACAGAATCAAAAACAGAATCAAAAATTAAGATACAGAATAATAAAATGCGAAATTTGTGGAATTGATTGCTATGGCACGTCTGCTTATACACGTCACATAAACGGCAGACACAAATAATGCATAGACAAAGAACCTAGCAGCTTAACAGGCTGCTTTTTTAATGCCAATTTTCAAAGATAGAGAGTTAGAAAGAAAAGAGAGGTTGATAGTATGATAGTAAAATATTTAAAAGATGATGTATGGGGCTTTATCGACAATATAAGACAGGTTGGAAATCAATCCATAAACTGTGATGAACTTGTCAAGAAATACAATGAGAGTCCTGAGTATCAGGACAATTGTAATCCCGGAAACGGAGAAAAAGACATAGCGAGTTACACGTGCGGAGAAGAACTTCCAGCCGATGTTGCATACACGAACAAGGTTTTCATTATTGCAACAAATAATAAGGAAAACTGGGGCAATAAGGTACACACGGAAGACTTAATCGACTACGAAATTGCCACAAGTGGGGCATATGCGGCTATTGTTTTACTGTATGTCGAAGAACATTCGGAATACGACTCAATAGTGCTTGTGACAAACCAGAAATGTTTTTTGATGAACGACAAAGGCCAGACCATTGAAAGATTAGTATAAATTAGTCAACTCTCTATCTTTGATTTAATTTTAGGAGGTCACAAATGAAACATTACGCAACATACAGCCGTTCAGATGATTGTTTTAGCTCAAATTGTCCGGACACGTTCGTAAAAGGATCCGGCTGCCACGTGACAGCAGAGGATGGACGCGAATTCATTGATTGGGGAATGGCTTTACGCGCCTGTATACTTGGCTACGCATATAAACCTGTGGATGACGCCGCAAAGAAAGCGATAGATAACGGGGTGTGCTTTACGCGGTCAAATCCGTATGAGGGGGAATTAAAAGAACTGCTAAAGTCGATTATCCCTTGTGCTGAAGAGGTCAAACTTGGGAAGAATGGTTCGGACGTAACACATGCCGCCGTAAAGTTGGCTAGGGCTTACACGGGCAGGGATTTAGTGCTTATTGCAAAGGAAAACCCGTTTATATCAACGGCAGACTTTTTCATTGGAACTACCCTTGTGGATGGTGGCATACCCTGCGAAGACTCCGAAACAGTTGAGCACTATTCATATAATACGCTAACGGACATAACGCACCCTCGTGAAATATATTTTAGTCCGAATAATAAATATGAAATAACACAAATTGAATGGTTATGCAAAGCATATCGACCTGCCGCCATTGTCCTTGACCCCTCCACAGTAGACATAACCCGCGAAAAACTTCAGCATATCCGCAACATATGCGATAAATACGGCATAATCATGATACTTGACGAGGTAATATCCGGTTTCCGGTACGGAATAGGTGGCGTTCAAGGATTATACGGCGTAAATCCAGACCTTTGTACGCTTGGCAAGGCTATGGGGAATGGATATGCTGTATCTGCCCTGTGCGGAAAAAAAGAGTTATTTGATCTTGGGTTACGCGATAAAGGCAATGTCTTCCTGCTGTCCGGGACTTATTTTTCCAACACGCCTGACATAGCTGCGGCAATTGCCTGCGTGAAAGAATTGCAGAAAACAGAATTTTATAATGGCTACAACGATTACCCTAAAGATGCGGTGGATTGCATTAACCAAATAGGGCGTTTTATTGTGCGGGGGATAAATGAAACTATATTAAAATACAATACACAATTATCTGATGGAACATATCTAAGCCAACACATAAAAATAAAATGCCACGGCAATGAAAGTATAGGGATAATAGAGGGCGCAAATCCGTCAATTTCATTTTCAAGCATGGCGCTGAAAACCTTGTTCGACCAAGTTATGATCCAAGAAGGGATTTTAATGCCATATATAGCCCCTAGTGCATCACATACAGATAAAGAGGTTAACCGCACAATAGAAGCCGTAGAAATAGCACTAATGGCTTGCAAGGCGGCATTGAATAATAACTACGTAAAGGAAAGTTTGATAAATGGACATTGCGAAAAACCAGTTTTCAGAAGAACGTGAGGTGATACGGTTGAAATTACTGCACATGGAAAGATTGCTGATTGAATATTCCAATATACCGGAAAGACGGCGTGAAATTGAAATAAAACTGAGGGAAACGCAGCAATTCAAGCAAAACGCTGTCAATACGCTAAAAGTGCCTAATTTTGACGGTATGCCACACGGAACGGAAATGCGCGATATTGTATATCAAGCCGTTCAGAAAATCATCGATGAATACCAGGTACACCTCGACTATTACTGCGCTCAGATCAAACTCTATAATCAGGCGGAAACAGACATGTATGATGCTCTTAAATGCTTGGACAAGAACGAATACAACATAATCTACCACAGATATATAAAGGGTTACGAATGGCTCACAGTAGCCTTAAAAACCAATAATAGCGAAAGGAACTGCTACAACATACGGGATATCGCGCTGGAAAAGTTAGCGCAAAACTATAAAGAGTGAAAGGACGAAAAGAAATAATAAATTTGAAAAAGAAGAAAACCATCATTGAAATAAAATGCCCCGACGTGGGGAAATGAACACCAAAAAGGAGAGTGTTGAAAATGGCAAATGATGATGTACGCGTATCAATATCAAGCCTCAGCAATGATATTATAATTGGCATAACGGAACAGTGTGCCAGTAAAAAGCGTGAAAAGGTGTACTTTTTCAGCAATACAAACGCACAAGACCTCGTGAACAAGATACAGGATGCATTAAAACAGTTGGAAAACGTTAAAAAAGGAGTTTGCGTTCAATGCGGCAATAATTTATACCCTACAGACAAATATTTTAAATTGCCAGGCGAAGCAATGATTCACAAGCATTGTTTAATTGATTTTATGCAAACTCCAAATTTTTCAAATATAAAAGAACCATTAAAAGAGTTAGAAATAGAATAGTTCATAGCTTCATTGAGAGCCTATTCAGTCCTTAACCGGATTGGGTAGGCTTCTTTTTTATGCTCAAAACTTTGCAGTCCTTTGCAGTTAGGATACCATATTATTAATATTGTGAGAATATGTTAAAATTCATGGCTAAGCTCCTATATTGAAATAAGGCAAAATGCCTTATTTTTTTGTGCCTAAAATCGGGGTGGAATAGTGGATGATCTGAAAAAACTGATGAACGGTACTAAATTGTATTTTAAAACCTGTCTGAAGATACGAGACAGGGAAACAAGTACGATAAAACCATTTATAACAAACAAGAGTCAAGACAGACTCGTAAAGATTGTGGAGGATTGGAAAGAACAATATCCGGATGAAAAAACAAGGCCTACTTTATATGTAATAATATGCAAAAGCAGAAAACAGGGTTTCAGTACATGCACTGAGGCTCTTTTTTTTAAGGAACTGCATTTTAGTTTAGGCAAAGTTGCAATGATAGTCAGTTACGATGCGGATAGCGCGACTACGATAAACAACATGTCAGATTTGTTTTATCAGGAATTGCCGCAATTTTTAAAACCAGCAAAACGATCTAGCTTAAGTAAAGGGCTGTTACTGGAAAATCCGAAATTTGACCCATCAAAACCTATTTCTCAAGGTAATGACCCTGGCTTGCAATGTAAGTTTCTAATTGAAACAGCAGATAACAAGAACGCCGGTTCTTCATATACGATAAATTATCTTCATTTATCTGAGGTGGCGAAATGGCCGGGAAACATCAAGGAAACAATGACGTCATTGCTCAACTCCGTTCCACAGACGAACAGTATTGTCATTTGTGAAAGCACATCAAAGGGAATGAACTACTTTAAAAGCCTGTGGGATGATGCGGTATTAGGTAAAAACAGTTATATTACATTATTTGTTCCTTGGTTTGATGATGAAGGTTACAGGATGCCTTACACCGGTTTTGAACTGGATAACGAAGAAATACGTATCAAAAAAGAATATGACCTTGATAACGACCAATTAGAATGGCGCAGATGGGCTATAAAAAATAAATGTTCAGGCGACTTGGATCAATTTCATCAAGAATATCCCGCATGTCCCGAAGAAAGTTTCCTTTCATCAGGCAGGCCGGTATTTGACATGGCAAAAATAACCAGACGGCTTGAGTACCTAAGAAATGAATATGATAAAAAACCGCCAGATGTCGGATACATCGATATTGTTAACGGTAAGTACGTATTTGTACCAGATAAAAACGGTTCGCTGACAATTTATGAACACCCGAAAGTTAATCGCCCTTATTGCATTGGTGCAGATGCAGCTGAAGGCATACGCGGAGGCGACTATAGCGTCAGCCAAGTTTGTGACAACACAACCGGAAATCAAGTTGCGACACAAAGATCACACATTGAACCGGATAGATTTGCGGAAGAACAGATAAAACTTGCACGGTATTACAATAATGCCCTTATTTCTAACGAACAGAACAATCATGGACTTACTGTTATAAAACACTTGCAGTATTTGGGATATTACAATCAATACAAACGTGAAACATACGACGAAATCTCTCAAAAGAGACAGCAAAAATTCGGATTCCTTACGACAGTTTCAACGCGCCCGAAGCTTATAGACAAGACAAGGGCAATAGTGCGTGACGAAGCTTACCTCATAAACGACGTGGCTACGTTGCAGGAAATGACAACATTTATATACGCGCATAGTGGAAAAGAAGAAGCTGAACAAGGATTCCATGATGATTGTGTACTTTCATTCGCGATCATGCATGAAGCCCGGTCACAGCAACGCGCCTATTCCACACCCGAACCCGAGAAATGGGACAACAACAAATACACCCATCCGAGTGTGTTGATAGATTCAACCAAAAATCCACAACTGAAACGATATTATCAAAAAAAATATGGAAGGAAATGATTATGGATTTTAAGAAAAACACAAGCCCTGAAATTTTGATTGCACCCACCGTAAAACCCATGCACGATATACCAAAACGTCCAGAAGCCAAGCGTAAATCAATGATTGAAATGTCCACCGATGAACTGATGGAATTTGCAGCGGAAAGGTTAATTGGTCTTCCTGCAACATTTGACGAAAAGCTTTATCGCACAGACAACGCATATAAAAATTCATTTGACATCGAGTTCATGTATGGCGTTTGGGCTTATTCGATGCTTGGGTTCCGAGATATCGGATTCCCGGTCAATAAGTTTTTAGATCAATATGGAAAGTCTTTAAATCGTGTTCAAGTCAGAAAACGAATTTTAGAATAAAAGCAGGTGTGAACAATGGACATTTTAAAACCTGTAAAAAACCTCATAAGCGGGGTGAAAAAGAAAATGGATGAAATAAAAGATATGGACGAAATGGTCAGGGAAGCAACCGAACTAATGGACGAGTATCTCGCTGCTGACAAAGAAAAACAACCATGGAACGAAAAGTTTGACCGCGAGGAAAAAATTTACGTCGGCGACAGGGTATTCGGCAATACATATTCATCTGCGGCTTCCGACGATGCACGTACGCCTATAAGGATATCTCAGTCCATTATTGAGGCACAGATTGACCTCAATATCCCTGAGGCAGTGTTCAAACCCATAGCGGAAGATGACGAAAACGCCGTCAAAAAACTACAGGCTGAAGCTGACTATACAATACGTAACAGTGACCTTGACGAAGTGAATTCATCCGCCGAAAGAGTAGTCAAAAAACACGGTATCACCTGTTATAAAGTCTTGTGGAATCCCAATTATCAGGGGCCGGGGTTCAGGGGCAGGCCGGAAATTATCGAGGTTCATCCCAAAAATATTGCATGGGCCGCCGGAACCGTAGATAAAAACAAGTGTCAATGCATGTATCATATTGAAAACGAGACCTTGCGGGACTGTATTAAAAAGTATGGTGATATTGCCAAAAAACTCCCCGAATACGGTTTATGCGCAGATATCAAGTACGACACCGTAGGAGATGGAAACGGTTCAAAGGTTAACAACACCAACGACGTCAACGCGCAAGTTGATTTAATGACACGGCAAATGAATCACCCGCTGACGAAGTATGTCATTATTGAAAAATGGCATCTTGACGATGACGACGAACTCTGCCTGACGGCATTCAGTGATAAATTGATTTTGTTAAAGACACCCAAATACTACCACAGGCGAAAATATGACCCGGATAAAAAGGAGTTTGAACGGGACGAACAGGGTAATGAAGTCCTTGTGGACTCTGAGACTATTGCGGATGACTATGGAGAAGAAGAAGAATACGAAGATAACGGGGAAAAAAAGAAAATCCAAATTGTCAAGATACCCAAAGGTACACAAGTTCCCTATTACTATCCAAAGGGACCAAAGTCCATTCCGATAGTCATACAGAATAACATTCCACGTTCAAAATCAATTGTAGGCATATCGGACATCGAAAGGACTGCGGACTTTGAACAGACTATGAAAAAAATGGTCTACAAACATGAAGAAAAGATTCTCAAAGGATCCACCAAGATTCTATACAATAAACAAATGGAGGAAGAAGCTGCGGCCTTAATTGATAATGACGATATGACTGTTATTGGAGTAAATGATGTTAACAATTTTTTACCGGTTGAATTTAAAGATAATGGACGTGAAGCGCTGGAATTCTATACGTTCATATCCGATCAACTTCAGTACATGATAGGCATTACCTCGGTCTGGCAGGGTATAAACAAAGGTGAGTCCCAGTCCGGAAAAATGACTGATTCGCTTATCAACCAGACGGCGGAGAAAATCGGCATAAAGGCCAATGAAAAGAATATCGCATACAAAAGAATCTATCAACTACTGTGTGATCATATCCTTTGTTTCTCTGACGGCGACAGACCGTACAGGATAGACGCCAAACTTAAACCCGAATACGGAAAGTTCAACAAACTTGACATGGTGAAAATGGTTGACAATAAACCCGTCTGGTCAGGCTGGGATATCGAAATTTCTGCTGAACCGGCTATGAACAAAAACAGGTCAGTTTTAATTGAACAGGTCAAAGAATTAGCTAGTGGAGGGTTCCTTGCGCCAAACGAACAAAACCTGCTGGTCTGGAAACTCTTGGTCAAGATGAATTTCCCGAATGCCGCGAGTATTTTGCAGACTCTTCAGGAACAGTTTGACCAACAGCAAATGATGCAACAGGCGCAGGTTCAAGCACAGACCGATAAGGCAAACAGTCCTGAGGCTCAGACGTTGAATACAATCGCGCAGAAAATAGGAGGCGGCGATGCTATTTAAAAACATTTTGGTAATTGGGGCAAGTGGGACATTGGGGACTGCGCTGATAACTGAATTAGTCAAGCAGGATGTTACGATAAGGGCCTATTCGAGAAACGAATACAGGCTTTTTTTATTGCGTGAAAAGTTCAAGGAATATGAACCCCAAATGAGGTATTTGATTGGTGACATATGTGATTTGGAACGCCTTAACATGGCTATGACCAACGCAGACGTCGTTATAAACTGCGCCGCAATGAAACGGGTCGAAATGTGCGACGAGAACCCTTTCGCCTGCCTTAATACAAACGTTGTCGGTGTGCAAAAAGCCCTTGAATGTGCTGTAAAAAACAATATTGAAACGTTCATACAGATATCAACCGATAAGGCCGTTCTGCCTGTCAATATCTACGGGCATTCAAAGGCAATGTCGGAACATTTGGTTTTGGACGCTGTGAACTGGTGTGGTAAGGCTAAAACAAAATTTATCGTAGTCAGAAGCGGAAATATTTTCGGTTCAAGCGGTTCAGTTCTGGAAATATGGCAGAAGCAAAAGGAACAAGGCTTGCCCTTGACAGTGACAGACCTGAACGCCACTCGCTACGGTGCGTCAAAGGAAAGCATATCAAAAGCCGTTTTGGACATTGCCGAAAGCGGTTTGAGTGGACTTGTGGTGCTAGATATGAAAGAATATTCAGTCAAGGATTTACTGGCTGGATTTGGCGGCTGTGACATCGTGCAGACAGGTTTGAAACCTTATGAGAAACTCCATGAATCATTGTACCGGGACGGAGAAATTTTTACGAAATGGAAGGTGATTTAATTGGCAAAAGGAATAAGCATGGATAAAAAGTGGCAGGCACAGGATGATGCAAGGACACTTAAGTGTGCAGAAGAAATAAAGTGTGATGCGAAACGCATGGAAGCCGCCAAGAAAGTAGCAACAGAAGAAATGGCCGCAATGAAATCCGTGATGAAAATGAAACCGGTAAAAAGGAAGTGATTTTATGCCTTTGAAATCTGGAAAGAAAAACATGAGTTCCAACATACACGAACTTGTCAACAAGTATGAGAAATCCGGAAAGATAGGCACGTCAAAGCCTAAAAGTAAGAAAAAGGCGATCAAACAGGCGGTAGCAATTGCCTACGATAGGAAGTGATTCTTGTGAACAAGGGTACTTTTATTCGGCCTGGGGGCGGGGCAAAAGAACGCAGTCTATCAAAGGTACATGATCATCCTGGCGTAAAAGCCCAATACATACATGATATGTTAGCTTCACAAAAGGGCGAAAAAGAATCCCGCGCAGTAACTGAAGCCGAAGAGGAAACGATGTTTAATCAAATATGGAATCAAGATTATAGGGACAGGAGGTGATATATATGGGTAAAAAAATGCCGAATAAAGCCACGTTCACCATGGGAAGCGCAGGTGGTGACAAACAGTCCTCAATACAAAAGACTATGAAAGGCGGAGATTTACGCTCCAAGCCTTGCCAGAATGGCGGGAAAGCAAAGCAGTAAGCACAAGTAGGGTGCTTTTTTAAATTAACCGTGAGATTCGGGTAAAAACTCAATTGGAGGCAATTATGTTTTTAAAATATTTTCCTATACCGTTGATGGATGAAATTGACGCAAGTGGCGGAGCCACAGGGGAATTAGTCACCCCCGCTAATACGGATACCACAGGGACAGGCGAAACAACGGGATCAGCCGCCCCGATACCTGATGGTAACAAGCCAGATGCAGCGTGGGCAGAGCTAAGACGTAAAGCCGAACTTGCAGACAACCTTTTGAAAGAAAATGACGGGTACAAGTCCAAGTTTGAAAAGCTTGCGCAAAAAGCTTTACCTGAAGGGTTCGCAACTGTAGACGAGTATCTTGAATACCTCGAAAATTCGGAACTAGCAGAGCAGGCAAGCACTCAAAAGCCTGCTATTGACGAAAGAAAAATCTTTGACGTGCTGTCAAAACAGATTGACACAAAGGTAAGCGAACACCCGTTGATTAAAGCAGCCGAAAAAGAACGTCAGGACAGGTTCCTTGTCACCAGCTTTAAAGAAGCGCAAAAAGTGTTTAAAGACATTCAAAAGGCTGAGGACATCCCTGAAGAAGTATGGAAAGCATGGGATGAGGGAAAGAGCAAGCGCACATTGCTGAGTCACCTTAAAGAACATCGGTATGACACGGACGTTGAAAGCGCCAGAAAATCCGGTGCAAATCAGGCAACAGCTACAGTAATGAGTACGGCACATACGGCACAGGTGAACGGCGCAAACGCACCAGCGGAATATGACAACGTCATCGTGCCGGAAGCGGTGAGGAGAAATCTCGAACTAGTAGGGGTTAAAGACCCACTACAACAAAAAATGGCATACGTAAAATACCACAGATAACGGGACAACCTCCCGTTATTTTATTGGGAGGGATTTTCATGATAGAATTCGCAAAATTCGCACAGGGTGAAGGCAACAGTCTTTACTCTGAAAAAAGATTACCCGCACTCAGCGGGTACGCATTATACAACGGTCAGGCCTTGAAAGTAACGGGCGGTGCCCTTTGCTTTGCAGACAGCGCCGACACGGTATATGCAATATCCAACGTTTCCGCCGCATCATCCGTAGTAACAGCGGCATATTACCCGACAGTAACACCGGTGAATGATAACCAGGTGTGGAAATCTTCAATTTCAACCGCCATAACAGCGGCAACGGTAGCCGGTTCCAAGATTAACTTGAGTACTGCTTCAGTTGGCACAGGTGTTAACGGCGCGGCGGTAGGTACAGGGCTCTTAGTTTACAAGACTGCAACGGCGGATTCTCCGACCAGTTCAATCTATGTAATCTTTGCCCCTGCAATATAAGGGGGGGTGGCATAAATGATTAACTATACCGCAACAGAATTCAACAAGCTTGTAGGTAACTATGAAGTGGCCATATTGAAATTCATGGAGGACATAGGCACAGCCAAAGCTGACACAGGAATGATAAACGAACTGTTCAACAGACAGGACGTAGACGAACCGGCAGTTTCCATTTTGGGAACCAGTTCAAGAGGCGATATTAAACAGATGCATGGCACAAGGAACTATTCGGATATCAACGAATATTTTGCCAAGACTTGCGAATTCACTGAATTTTCCGACACGGCATCGTTCGGCAGAAAATTCCTTGACGACAACAAACTCTTGTCCATGCAGACCTCCGGTAAGTCGCTGATGGAAGCTGCCTATAGGACGCAGGAAAACTTTGCAGCTGCTGTTTTCACCAATGCAGATCAGAGTTCATTTACCAAAGATGGCGATACCTACACATGGACACTCGGCGCAGATGGCGTTTCGTTCGTCAATGATACCCACGTAAGCAAGAGTGGGAAAAACACTGACTACCTTGACAACAAGACCACCAACACGCTTGATGGTGACAACCTTGATACCGCAATAGTGACGATGAGTGATTTCACAGACGATACCGGAAACGACGGAAGTTATTTCGGCGATACATTGCTGGTGGGTATGGCAAACGCCAAAACCGCCCTCGAACTCGCCAACAGTGACAAAAAGCCCAAAGTAGCCAACAACGAGTATAACATCTACGAGGGAATGTTCAAGGTTGTTGTGTGGAAGAAGCTCAAGAAACAGTCAGGTAAATCCAATCATCCGTGGCACTGGATAGATAGTGTTGCGGCTAAGGAAAACCTGTATTTCCTTGACAGAATCAAACCCGAAACGCAAAGCAACAGCAGCTTTGAAACGTTGTCATGGGCCATAGGCGTATATGCAAGATTTGGAATTTGTGTTTACGACTGGAAATTTATCGTGGGAAATCTGCCAGCTTAAGGTTCATCATAAACATAAATGTTTACAACTTCCCAGATATGTGTTACAATAACAATATAACATTAATAAATGGGAGGTTGTTAACATGGTTGCGAGGATCATTTGCCCTGTGTGTCAAAAAGAATTCAAAACAGAAAGGGCAAAAAAATATTGTTCAACGGCTTGCTATAAGCGAGCCAGACTTATTCGTGAATACCCAAAGACAGAAAGGCCTTGCGTTGTATGCGGAAAAATGTTCGTTCCTCCAAAGAAAAATGACCAAAAATATTGTAGCCCAAAATGTAGGAAACACTATGATTACATAATACACAAAGAGGATATAAACAAAAAGAACAGACAATGGCAAGAACAAAACATTGAACATGTAAGAGAAAAGCGCAAGGAATTATACAGGTCTAACCCAGAACTGTATAAGCAGCAAGCTAAAGAATGGAGAGTCCAAAACGGTGAACGCGCAAGGCAAAAAGTAAACGATTGCCACAACAATGAAAGGTTTGGCGGCAATAGGGAACTCGTACTTGAACGAGACGGACACAAATGTGTTATGTGTGGACGCGAAGACGGTTTAAATGTTCACCATAAGGATGAAAGTGGCCAATCCGAAAAGCCCAACAACGAACCTGATAACCTTGAAACTCTCTGCAACTCCTGTCATTCTCAAACTCACGAATTAAGCAGATGGAAGTAAAAATACAAACCAACACAAGGCACTCGCAAGGGTGCCTTGTTTCATGGAGGTGAAAGAACATGTCAACTGAAACAACAAGGGTGTCCTCATATGTCCGCGCAGAAGGCTTTAAGGACTCAGCCGGGACTATGTACCAGTATGCATCTGCGGTAAATAACCTGGTATCTGGTCTGACAACCGCAGTAAATGCGTCGTCCTTGGTTAATCTTGTGAGTGGCTTAACAACGGCGGTAAACGCATCATCGTTGGTAAACCTCGTGAGTGGACTTACAACAAGTGTTGATGCATCAGCTTTAAAAGCCAACATATCCGGTCTAACCGCAGGTGCTGCAATGCTGAACGCTGCACTATACGGTACAAAGTACAAGGTGGCGTTCGGTTCAGCCCTGGCAACTGACGCTGTAGTAATGACATCCGTAACAAACTGCGGCTTGTCAACAGCCTTATATGCCTTTGTAACACCGCAGGTCACGGGGTTGATTGCCGGTGCTATAGCAACTCAGACAGGTATAAGGTGGTTGATAAACAATTCAACCGGCGTAGCTACGCAGGGAATTGTAAGCTACATAGTCATCGGGAATGAATAACAAGAAAGGCGGCGTAAAAACCGCCTTATTCTTTTGGAGGACTTATGTATAATATAGACAAATCAAGGTGTATCGGTGATACAACCAATATGCTTTTATCCAATATATCCGAACAGCTTCAGGAAATAATTACGCTTCTGAAACCGCAGGAGGTCAAGGAAGTCAAGGCAGAAATAAAGCAAGGGTTCAAGTGTTCATGTGGAAAACCTTTTGAAACCGAAAGGCAGTTAAGGGGCCATAAAATCAAATGTAGGGGGGTATAATCATGTCTGATATATTTAGAGAAGGTGGGTACAAATTTGGCACAGTAACATCTATGACTGTTTCTACGGTAGCGACAACATTCCCGTACAACGGCGCATTTCAACTACACAACGCCGGAACAGGCACTGTTTATATGGGTATAGCCTCGACTCTTGGTTCTGGAACAGGAAGTTGGGATATCGGCGCAGGCGAAAAGATAGGACCATTGCATTTGACGACAGGAAATTGGTTTTTGGCAAGTGCGGCGCAACCATTGAAATTCTTTCAATACTTATATTAAGGATGTGATTTTATGGGAGTTGAAACAACTTATAATTGGGGCAAGACTAATGCAGACTTGGCAGATATGACGAACAACGGACAAATAAAAGGTGCTGTTATACTTACTCAGGCAGAATATGATGCCCTTCCTGCCAGCAAGCTAACTGATGGCATTGATTACAGGATAAGTGGGTGATAGCATGTTCAACGGCGCTGAAATAGATAAATATATGTTCAACGGGCAGGAAATATCAAAAGTAATGTTCAATGGTGTTAATATACGCAAGTATCGCTTTATAAACCTTTTAGCCAGCTATGGCAACTTCGCGACTGACACTAACGCTGACGGCTGGGCTAATGGATGGAGAAGCACGTATACTACTTCTGTAAGATCTGTAAGTGGGAACGTGCAGTCTTTTACTCCTGAAGCTCAATACGGTAATATGTGCCTTGGTTCAGCAGAGAGAACTACCCTGAGAAGCGCACTGGTTGCAGGTGATATTATTCATATCTATGCAATGATTAAAACTACAGATAATACAGCACAAATTGACGTAACAAATGCGAGTCCTACAGCGAGTAACGCTCATAGTGGAAGTGGTACGTTTGAGTTTGTATCCTTATTGACAACCGTAACGACTGCGGCGACGTTTGATATGTTTGTACAGACGTTCAAGACTTCCGGCTGGGCTGGAATAGAAGTAAAATTATTTCATTATTGTAAAGTGAACGGAATGCCATTTACCAAAACTCAACTTGATAACATTGCGAAATCGCGCCTTGCTGAAAGCGGATATTTGAGTGATTCATATTTGCAGACAATAAAGGTTCCGACGGGTACTCTGGCAAATGTAGCTTCATATGGCTTAAATACTGAAATATCAGCAAATGCAGCCGTGACAACCGGCAGAGGCGGTATAGCAATGCTGGATAGTTCGGTTTTCCCTCAGAACGGAGTTTTAGCGTACATAGACCGTTCGGACGGCGACAAGATTGTGCTTGAAAAATACGTCAAGGGTATTGTAACCGGACTTATAAGTTCAAGCATAACCTATGTTGAGGGACAGAATATTAAGATATCGAAGTCCGGCGCGATATTTAAACTGTATTATAACAGTGTTCAAATCGGCACAGACCAAACGGTAAAGGACTTGTCAATTCTTTATAGTGCTACATGCGGCTCGTTCACAACCGGAACAGGAACACTAAGTTCATTTGCAGTAACACCTTTAGCCAGTATCGGCTATTTAACAAAATTTGCGTGGTGGTCCGATCCTCACACTCAACATGCAATATGGTTGCCGAATGAATTAAAGTCTACATTTTCGGCTATTAATATAGTGTCTGATGCAGAATTCGGATTGTCAACAGGGGACAACGAAGACAGCGGATACTCAGATACTCCAGAATTAAGAGAATCGCAATATCAAGAGTACATAGCCGCTACGAACTTGTTTACAAGGCCGAAATACTTCTTTAAAGGCAATCATGATAGAGATGAAGATCGTATACTCAGTCATGGAGTTGTTGAAGTGAACGGTGTAAGAATTATCTTCTTCAACGCTGACTATGTTGATGCAACTCACGGCGGTAGTGTATCAGCGGCAGAATTGACATGGTTAGAAACTCAGTTGCAAGTACCGGCAACTCATAAAATACTTGCATGCCATTTTGCAATAGCTGCTGCTCTTAACTGGAGTATTGGCACGGGGCATGACGAAATAATTGTACTGGCGACTGCAAACGGGGCAAAACTGTATTTAAGCGGGCATACACATACACCCAATCTTCCGACTGCAGTGGATGGAGTGCTTACAAACGTTGCCGGTGCAGCACTTATGGAATTAAACCCAAGCGGTCAGTTTATGGTATGCGAGGTATATGCGGATAAAATATCAATAGACCTGTACTATGCTCATGACCCATTCACATATGTCAAAAATATTGAAGTGGCATTGGTTTAGTTTAGATAAGTAATTGCAAAGTAGGGGCTTGTGAAAACAAACCCCTTTCATTATGGAAAGTAGGTGATATAGGTGGGATATACATTAGGGGATATTCGTAACGCAACAATAAAATTAATCAACGAGTACCAAACTGTGACCGCAAACATAGACATTTCAATTCTAAACAGACTGGACGACCCAATCAACCTATATTATCAGGAACTTGCCCTAAAAGACAAAATATCCTCCAGTGTGGCAATACCACAATTCCCCGTTGAAAACATGCTTGGCGAAATTTTTTCCTATAACACCCATACTACCACGTCGGTAGGCTACGTCGCAGCCTCTGCATATGCGTATTACTATGAGTGTGACGGGCCTCATTCCGTGGACATCATGGAAGGTTCAAGCACTACGACCATGACGACCTTATCTACTGTGACCGTCACTGCAGCAAGTACGTTCATAGCGTACAAAAATTTTGTCACAGCTGCGGTATCGTCTGACTATATCAAACTGAACTTTTACGGTAATCAGGAATACAGAATACAGAATGTGGCTTTTTATCCGTATACTTTCGGAAGTTCCACTGCTGCAATACCAAGTTTTAAGCCTTATGTAGAATATGACTTACCTTCCGATTACAGCGATATAAACAAGGTAAGATACCATAAAAACAGCGATTACGGAACATTTACAGACTACAGGATTGACAATAAAAAGCTTTTGATAAGCAGGGGATATTCTGCTGAATTTTTCCTTGACTACTGGATTATCCCTCCGGTGGTGACAACGTCTACGAGTGCATTCCTGATAAAAGACAGAACAACCTTGATAATTCCTTTCGGAGTTGCAGGGGATGTCCTGATTGGAAACGGAGTAAATGTAGGTCAGGGTCAGGCTTTTAAGACTGAGTATGAAAAGAAACGCGATAAAATAGACACCTCAACGGAACACGGCAAACAGACAATAAACAATACAAGGGGCTGGTGATACCATGTTGCAGGAATACCCGATAACGGCGTTTATAGGCGGGCTTAATGTGACAAAGCCGCCGACTGACATAGAGGACGATCAAAGTCCGGACTGTGAAAACGTAGTCAATAATGAACTATACGGAATAAATTCAAGGTACGGGTACTCAAAGTATTACACGACCGCACTCGCAACGGCAAATGTAAATTCATTATTTGTCTACAATTCATTCAGTTCGTCAGACTTTATTTACCCAGTTGGAACTTCGCTAAAGATTGATCTTGCAGGTTCAGCCTCGACCATATATTCAGGCATGGTTTCCGGTAAGTCAAGAGCGTTTGAAATGAACGGGTACATATACATGCTTGACGGTTCTGGTTACATAGAATACAACGGTGCCACAGCTTCCACGGTGTCAGGTTACATTCCGACTTATTTCGCGGATAAAAACCCTGACGGGACCGGTGGGGGACAGATTGACGAACTCAACTATATCCAGTCCGGGCTTAAAGAAACATTCTCAGGGAATGCGACGGCCACAACGTTCTACATGTCATTTGGAAGCCTTACGACGGGCGATAATGTGGTTATAGTCAATAACGCAACTTTAACCTCTGGCGCGGCTACAGCAGGATTCACGGTCAACTACACAAGCGGGTACTTCTCGTTGACCACTGCGGCGGTTTCGGGAGTAGGGAATGTAGAAATAACAACGCATAAACCTGTACTTGCCGCGACATGTATAACAAATTGCACTTTCTGTGAGACATACGGCGAAGGAAACGACACCAACGTTTACTTAAGTGGAAACCCGTCTTTCCCCGCGAGGGTGTTTTGGTCTGATATCCTGGATCCCACTTATTGCCCTGCTACCTCATATGCGGACGTAGGTGTGAAAAACGATAAAATGATGGGATTTTTAAAGACAGCCAACACGCTTCAGTTATGGAAATATAGGTCAATTCACGCTTTAGTGGGCGCGCCGCCGAACAATTCAATTACTGAAATGTACGACGGAGAAGGACTGGTTGCAACTGACACTTTGAAACTGGTAGACGGTATCCCAACGGGATTAAGTCAAAGGGGTGTTGTCCAGTTAAAGACAGAGGGAACCGGGTACAAGCTTGACCTTATCAGTGAGGACATAAACGGATTCACCGGGATACGCGACGGACTGATGACGGAATCCGCAACAAGCCGGGCGAACGCTTTTGCAATTGTGCATGATAAAAAGTACTGGCTTCATGTGAATGACCAAATTTTTATCCTCCAACATAACCTTATCCACCAAGGGAAAGGTAGAACTGTCTATCCATGGCTTAAGTGGACACTGGCGCATGAACCGACGTGTTTCAACGTCAAGGATGGATATTTGTATTTCGGCGGTGCGGGGAATCTCTATAAATTTGACCCATCCGCCGCAAGCGACGACGGAACAGCCATTGACGCGTACTGGTATTCAAAGAAAATGAACCCCGGACAGGGGTATGACTTGATTAAACTATTTACACATTTATATTTTGAATTCAGAACAATGTTCGGAAATACCACCATAGCAATCACTGTATACATAAACGACATCGCCGGAACATCAACGTCCGCGCCCTATGAACTTGCGGGTGTGTGGATACCGGACGCTTTCAACCCGAACGCATTTGCCCCGAATGTAGCGACTTACTCCAATTTCCCCAAAAGAGTACCCATAAATCTGAAGGGAAAGTATTTCCAATACAAGGTAAGGAGTAACACCTTAAATCAAGGCTTTACCTTGCTAAACAGCAAGTTATACTATGCGATAGACCGGAGAGTGATATAAATGGCTGTACAGAGAACTGATGATTTTTTAAGGCCAAGGGGATACTATGACAATCAAGGGAATTTACTCAAAATCGGATTTGATGTTATAAATGCATTGCCTGGCGACAAGGTAGGACAAACGGTCTTTGACTCACTTGTAGTGGAGTATACAACATATGTGAATAAACATAAAGCGCTTGCAATAACCAACCCAGTTACACCAATTAGTTTAGATCAATACATTGCCTACCTGAAAATGGAATTTGGATATTTAATAGGTAATAATATTTATTTATCTAATATAACAGGACTACCTGCTGAAATTACAAGTGATTATATGGTCACTATATTCGGCGGGTGTAGTTATGCGGGAAACCCTAGTTTGTATTATGCCACAATGACAGTTGAATCTATGACTGGCGGGCATATTAAATATTTTGGACAAATTTACAATAGCACAATTTTCACAGGGTGGAAAAAGATTATAACATCAAACGACGTGCCTTACGGTGCAGGTAGTCCCGAAGGTGCTGTAACTGCCTCAATAGGTACATTATACCGTAGGACAGACGGAGGGGCAAATACAACGTTGTATGTTAAAGAATCCGGTACGGGAAATACAGGGTGGATAGCAAAATAGTCTATATTCACAAAATTAAGAGGTGATTTTATGATTAGTGCATCAGTAGTATCAACAATAACATTAACATATTCCGGTTCAAATCCGTGGACAGTTTTTGATTCGTCAAATTTAGCCACAGGTGGAGCCCTCCAAGCGAATTGGAATGATGTTGCAAGCCAGCTTGACAACCAGTACAAACTTCTGTTAAACAGCGCAGTAAATGAACTAAATTTGATCGAGGGCGCAAGCGGTGCGAGATATGTCGGTATGAGCGGAGTTGACGGTATAGGCACGGGTTCAACGGTATTTTCTGCTTTGTATGCGATCAGCACAGCCGTATCAGCTATAAATATATCGGCGGCTTATGCCGGTTCAGCAGGCGCGTTAAGCGGTTACGGCAATATCATGACCACTACAGGCAGTCAGGTAATGACCAATAAACTAAAGACACAAAACCACAGTTCATATACGTCGCCATTTATGAGAAACGCCATATATTCCACAACAGCAGCAACAGCCGGGGCGTGCAATAGCGGTGACACATGGCTGATGTATACGCCATAAGGAGGGCATTATGAGCATTCAGGTGAATATAGACGGTGCCATAAAGACAGTGGCAAATGTACAGGTAAATATAGACGGTGCCATAAAACAGGTAGCTAAAGTATTTGCCAATATAGACGGAGTTATAAAAACTATTTGGGAAATTGGTACGTGGACGGCAGGTGGAAACCTAAATACCGCGCGATCTGGTTTAGCTGGATGTGGGTCTCAAACAGATGGATTAAGCTTCGGAGGGTATACAGGATCAAACTCTGCCGTTACCGAAGAGTACAACGGCACTGCGTGGTCAGCAGGGGGCAGTCTAGCAACAGCACGCAACAGTTTAGCTGGTTGCGGTTCACAGTCGGCGGGACTAAGTTTTGGTGGTTTAACCACACCTTTTGGAACAAATGTTACCGAAGAGTACAACGGCACTTCGTGGTCATCGGGTGGGAACCTTGGCACAGCGCGCATCGGCTTAGCTGGTTGTGGAACACAAACAGCTGGATTGAGTTTTGGGGGGTATGTTTATGGCACTCCTCCGACAGAAATACCTACAACTGAAGAATACAACGGCACTTCGTGGTCAGCAGGTGGTGATCTTAATACTGCGCGGTCTGCGCTGGCGGGTTGTGGAACACAAACAGCTGGATTGAGTTTTGGGGGTGTTTCAGGCGCGGCTATTACAGAAGAATACAATGGAACAACTTGGGGTTCCGGCGGAAATCTAGTAACCGCGCGTAACAGTTTAGCTGGTTGCGGTTCACAGTCGGCGGGACTAAGCTTCGGAGGAGATAGTGGTTCCGTAAGCAATGCAACAGAGGAATATGATGGATTGGCGTGGACAATTGCTGGTAACCTCACCGTTGCGCGAAGTAGTTTAGCTGGTTGCGGTTCACAGTCGGCGGGACTAAGCTTCGGAGGGTATACCGGATCAGTTTCTAATATAACCGAGGAATATACAAAAATTTAGGAGGACTTATGAATTTCAACACGCAATCTTTATCAATTATTGAATCATCCCAAATACTTAAAGCGGATGATTTTTTAGTTTTGTCTGAGTTAAAATCTGAATTACAAGATACGTTCCTGAACGTCCAGATATTCCGAACACGCACGGAAATGGAAGTAAGCATTTTAAATGACCTGAAGCATCCTACGCCTGACTCAAAGTATTGGCAGGCTATGCGCGAACAAAACGTCATGTTTCAGGAACTAGTCATGCTGTCGTATGAATATCGGAAGAATCAGGTTGAAATAAAAATCCTGGAAAGAAAACTCGCTCTTGAATCTGACGATCTTGAAAAAGAACTTTTGCAGATTGAGATTGAAAAGAAGCAGTTCATTGGAATCAATCAGGAACGTACAGCAAAAGACCGTATCAGGGAACTCCGGGAATGGCACGAAATTAAGGAATCATTGAAACCCGATATGACTGCATCCTTGACTGATGTAAATGAACACCAACTGGTAAGTTATACGCTGCGCTGGATAAATCAACTCTCAGGACTGAGTGAGAACACAAGCATATCAGAGAGGAATAATCTTTTAGGCCAACTGGATAAAGGGATAAAACTTTGTAAACAAAAGGGGTGCATGACCAAAGTCTTAAAGCAAATTTCCGACAAGAATACATTGGAAATGATTAAAAAAATAGGGAACTAAGACTATTGTATAAATTACCAGTAAATAGTATTATATATTTAGAAAGAAGAATTATGATGAAAAAATGTGTAATACTGTTATCTGTAATATTTTCATGTATTTGTGCTCCAATCTATGCGGAAGATATTTCGCTGAATGATTGGTTTAAACAACTTGGATTTGAGACGCAACAAACAGATGAATATTTCCTTGCCAGAGTATATCAAGATACAAAATATGAATATTCCGTAAAAATCGGTTTGGATGACGGAAGCTTATTTATCAATGACATTCAACAGGAAAATTCATTGCCTGACTGCAAATTAATAGGTAATGAAACGTATGGCTATCTTTCATACTTTCAGCGACTGTTTATTGATAACGAAGGGGATATACTTGTAAAAGGATATTCCGAATTTAAGACAGCTATTTGGGACGCTTTAAGAGACATGAGAGAAAACTACCCTGACGAATATGATATTGTGGCTAAAAATTTGATTAGCGTTTCGCAAGGGGAAAGGAATGGGGCATATCTCGAACATGGGTTTTGCACTTTAACAATAGGCACGTCTTCAGACCACAAATATCTAATGGCCGCATTACTACACGAAGCAACACATATTAGCGATTATAAGGCTAAGATATACATAACGACCGAGGATTATGAAAATGCTGTATATCCCGTAATGCACAACTTTCTTGTCAAATTGAAATATGATAATATTCAGCAGTATGATGACCAGTATAGAAATAAATATTGGGAGACTTATTAAGTATGTTAGAAGCAATGGCGGCAATGGCTAAGATGACACTAATGATTACGGTTATCAGTCTACCATTAGTCATACTTGCAGTATACGTAAAAATAAAATGCAAGCAGGAGACATTTGAAAAGTTAAAGTTATTTTACGGATTTCTCGTATTGATATTCGTTTTTTATTTATCGTTTAAAAGGTGATTATATGATTTTAATAGGTGCAGGACAAAATAGTTTAGATGTCCTTTCTTTTATACCTCACCAAGAGGTATTTTTTATTGATGATTTTAAAGTTGGAACATTTGAAGGGTATAAGATTCTAGGGACCGTTGACGATTTATGCCAAGGGCGAATACCCATACGATACCCCGTTTATAACGCCGTGGGAAGCGTAGGAGATAACGAGACAAGAAATCGAATATATGAAAAACTTTTAAAGGCTTCGATAAAAACGGAGCCTTTAATATTTTCATCACATATTTGCCATAACGTGCAAATCGGCGAAAATGTTGCTATCGGATTATGCTCTCAGATACACCATGACTGCGTGATAGGGGACAATTGTGTTCTCAGTCCGCGCGTTACATTGTGCGGGGATGTGACACTTTCCGACAACGTTTTCATCGGGGCGGGTGCAATATTAATTCAAGGCATCAAGGCGGGCAAAAACGCCGTCATAGGCGCAGGCAGTTTAGTTATAAGGGACATTCCGGACAATGTAACTGTTGTGGGAAATCCAGCAAGGATTATTAAGAAAACTGAGGGGTGATTTTATGGCTACTGTTAAAATAAAAAGCGGCGATACATTAAGTCAATTAGCCAAAGACAATAAAACCACTGTTGCCGCTATTGTTGCAGCAAACCCAAGCATAACAAATGCGAATAAGATACAGGCCGGCGCGTCGCTGACAATACCCACACCATCTACCACGGTTGTTCCGGTCAAAACGCAGACAATAACGCCGACAGTCACTAAGCCAGTAAGTACCACAGGTACCACAACTAAACCGGCAGTAAGTCCGGCTACAAGCACTACAGTAGACCCCGACAGGGAACTTGCGCGTCAAATTAGAGACAATCAAATAAGCGGTTCAGCTGCCGATACGGCAGTGCAAAATCTTGGAGCAACGTCAAACAATACATCATCTAGCTCGTCGTCCAGTTCATCGTCTGCGGCTCCTACGGTAGATGCGACCTTGCAGGGCTATAAAGATCAGTATGCCGCCGCTCAAAGCACAGGAAACAAGGTTGGCATGCTTATGGCCGCCGAAGCTGCGGATAACTACAGGGTATCACAGGGACAGGCTGCTACAAATGCGGCCCAGATAGCAAGATTGAAAAGCGAACTTACAACACAGGATTACCTTGATTATAGTACAGGTGCATTAGCGGACAAAAACGCCCAACTGACTAATTTTGATCAAACCTATGTTCCTAAAGTAACAGAAGAAGACTATATGTCTAAAATTTCCGCTTATGTAAACAGTATCTTGCAGGAACAGAAAAACATTGCTGAAGCTAATGCCAAAAAGGCAAGGGCTGGAATTTTATCGGATGCGGATATTACCAAGCAGGAGTTGGACGATTCCTACGCGGCGCAATTGGCTGAATTATCCAGTCAGGCCGACGAGATAAGAAATGCTTATTCGACAGGAAAACGAAATGTTGACACGCAAAATACTGATACTATGGACAGCATAGCCGCGCAGGCCGATAAGATAATTCAACTGTACGAACAAAGTAAAAACGAGTTAGGCGCAAACAAGCAATCCTTGTCAGATGAACTTTCAACTAACGTAGACAAGATTAAAAATGCTTATTCGACAGCCAAGACAGGCATAGAATCCACAAAAGCTGAGACTCTGCCTACTTACGACACAGCAATGAATCAGCAGGATATTCTCGCCCAAAGACAGGCCAAACAGCTTGAGGGTGAATTTGCACAAAGAGGATTATCCGCTGGCGGTCAAGTGACTTCTGAGTTAGGTCAGGCCGGGCAGACTAATCTAAGTGAAATCGGCAAAATTACAGGTCAAAAACAGTCATATGAACGTGACGTGTCCAACAAATTAACAGGACTTGAACAGGAACAGGCTACAGGACTTGCGGATGCGGAACGTAAAAAGATACAAATAGAACAGGACTACACCAATAGCATAAGTGAGATTGAATCCAACAAAACCTTAAGCCTGGCAGATGCGGAAAGATTAAAAGGTCAAGCGGAAAGAGATTATCAAAATTCATTAGCGGATCTTGAACAGGGCCGAGTATCGGGTTTGGCAGGCATCGCAAGAGCAGAGGGGGCAGCTGCGCAGACCTTATCAAGCGGGAAAATGGCGATCATTAAAAAGGTCAACGATGCTCTGAATAACCTTACAACAGACGAACAGACCTCACTTGATAACCTTGCTGAAAAACGGTCACAGATGCTTTATGAGGCCAGTCAGAAATATAGTGATTTGAGTAAAGCAGAAAAAGACACTGCATTCAATCAGCTATTGCAGGAGGCAGGTGTAGCAGCGGATTCAGTGGATACTATGAGGACCTTGATAGATGATGTCAATAAAGCGAAAACATCTGCATTGGAATATCAGATAAAAGAACTTGAATATGAAAATATGTCTAAATCTCAGAAACTTGAACTTGATAAACTTAAGAATGATATCAAGCTTGGCAACATATCAGCAGCGCAGGCAGCAGCGCAGATAAAACTCCAGCAGGACAAGTTTGCATTCGACAAGGAACAGCAACTTACAGAAACCGAAAGAACACAGTACAACAACTACATTGATATGGTAGACAGTAGTTCATTCATTTCAAAAGATGCCGGCGGTATAACACAGATCAGTGATAAAGCAGGGCTTAGAAGTTATATCATAGGTCTAAATCTTGATGATACCATTACAGATCCGCTATTACTGAGGTATGGTTTGCCTATTAACTAAAGTGGGTGATTATATGAGCAAGTATGACAAGGAGCGTGAAGCGCTTGGAATAAAGGTTACGGCGAAAACGCAAGGCACTGCACAAAAGGCTAAAAGGGCAAGTAAATATGATAAAGAAAGACAAGCACTGTTTGAAACTGTTACCCCTGTACAAAGCATCCCTGCCTATCAGAGCATTGCAAAACAACATACCCTTGAATTTCCTACGCTCAATTTGCCGGTATCAACCCAAAATACGCAGGCGAAAGGTACTTCCGACACTATATTTAATGCGCCATTTAAGTTGTCAACAAACTTTGTAGATATAAAAAACAGAATCGATCAGGAAAAGGCGAAGTCGGAGGCTGCTGCAAAAATACCGAATTACAATAGCAAGTCATCTTTTTACAACACGCCTGTAATTGGAAGTATGCTTAAAAAAGACGAGGAGAAAACAAGGCAAAAAGCCAAAGAAGTGTTGACCGCTGACGAAATAGACATCTTAAGCAAGGGGTTGTCCTTGGATCCAAAATCCTACAACATGGGCGGCGAAATTACCGCATACTATTTTGACAAGAAAGTCCCGGAAGGGTTCACACAGCAGTTTCAGAAAGCCATGGAAAAAGTTGACTATGCTAAAAAAGGCACTCTCGGGAAAGTTTTTGACAGAACCGGAAGGCAAGCCATGTCAGTAGGGTTCGGCGACAGCAGTGCAAAGGATTACGCTGAATCTGCCGGAATTGGCGGCGCGGGAAAGGTTGGAAACGTTATTTCGGACGTAGGCGGGACAATAGCAGGGTTTATGGTTCCTACAGGCAGTCCCGGTGTTACACTGCCCACTGCGGCTAATACTCTGGCAAAAAAAGCAGTGAATAAGTTATTTCCTGTTGCTGAAGGAATAGCGAATAAGGCCGGTAAAAGAGTGGTACAAGGTACAATAGAATCACTGCCGTACTCCGCACAGCAGATTGCTACACAGAAGGAAATTGATACGCCTAAACAGCCAGATTATGGCAAGGGGAATGTTGACCTAAACGATAGACCTACAATAAAGAATCCAGATGGTTCAATCAGCACAGTGTATTCAATGACATTTACAAACGATGATGGTACTGCTGTACTTGTTCCAGGTGTTCGCAAAGGTTTAGACAGGAAAATGACATCCGAAGAAGCTTGGCAGTGGTATAAAAAAACAGGTGAATACTTGGGTAAGTTTAAGACCGAAGGTGAAGCAAGTAAATACGCTGAAACGCTGCACGAAGACCAAGCGAAATTATATTCTACTGACTATGGCAAGATTGCTAAGAATGCACTAAGAACAATAACGGGTAATGCATTATTCGGCATGGGTGCGGAACTTGGAATAATGGGTTTAAGTGGGATTGCAAAAACGGTTTTCAAAAAGCTAAAAGGCGGTCAAAAGCTTACGGCAGCAGAAAAGGAAGTAGTCAATAATACGCCTGAACTCCGCACACTGCCGGAAGCAAAACAGTATCTTATGCTGGAAGCTCCGAAACTACGTACGCCTGATGTAATTGAATCGTTACCGCCAAAACCAACAACGGCAGAGATAAAAAAGCTGAATACTCCAGTAAAAGCCTTACCAAAAGAAAAGGAAATTGCAGAAAAAAAGGCTGATTTTACCGTTGACCAATATGGCAACACACTAAAAAGCGGCCAAAAAGCACCTTTACTATTGAACGCGCCTAAAGCTAAAGCTGTCGAGCCCACAATGACAAGGGAGGAATATTTCGGCAAGGAAGGCGATGTGCTGACTCCTGCTGAAGTTGATGAGCTTTTAGGTAATGAACCCATGTATAGTAGGAATGGTATACAGGAAGTTGAGTCTGAAATTTCTGCATCCGTTAAGGCACCTGAAAGGCAAATTGAACGCCCGTTTGCAGTAACCAAAGGAGAACTTAAAAAGTTCCGGTTACCTCAAAACGATAACAACAGAAAACTTTTAAAAGAATTTTCAGATACTATGTATCATGAAACAAGCTTGGATGATGCTCTTCCTTTAGTTGACAGCAATTACATTAAAGACATGGAATATAACAATATTTATCTTTCAAATAACAAAGACTTAGCATTAGGGCAGGGAAATAACAAAGGCGTACTAATAGAGTTTGAACCTAACGCAAAATTAAAAGGCAATGTAAATAAATCAAAACCGGCATGGGAATTATCATATCAAAATGGAGATGCAGAATTTATTGCAAGTAAAAATAGCCACTGGGATTATGTTGATTCTGTCAAAAGCATTACTATAAAACAAGGTGCAAAAGGTAGCAAGACGGCAAGTGCAAGATTAAAAAATATGCTTAACAAATGGAATAAAACAATTAATTCAGATGGGAGCGCTACATATGTAAATCCAGTTAAATCTCAGCCAGATTCCAGCGCCATAGCATCTCTTACAGAAAAAACAAGGCAAATAGAGCGTCCTTTTGCCGTAACAAAAAACGAGGCTGAAAAACTAAATTTTCCCAAAAACATAACAAAGCAGTCTGACTTGATACCCAAGGAACCTGTTGTAAAATCTCAGTCAGATTGGGTAAAATCACTCTCTAAAATTGATACTGCTGATTTAGCAGAAAAGCAAGCTATAAAAGAAAAAGCCAGAATATATGACGAAGCTGCAAACAACGTTAAATTCAACGTTCCTGAACAGTACCGTAAGGAAACACCGTTCACTGTGGCGAGGTCTACTGTTCCGCCTAAGGTTGAAGGCAAATATGCAAAGGAATCAGCAACTGGAAACGTTGCACAAGGCACACGGACTTTAAAAACGGCTGAACAGGCAAAGGCACCCTCGGCAGAAGTAGTCGCTAAAAACGGCGTACAGAAGCTTAAAACGAGTCAGTTCAAGACCAACACAATCGACCGTACTACTGTAATACCTGATAAGATAAAGAAACAGATCAAAACGGAGGATTTTGACTTTATACCTGAAACATCAAAGGAATGGCAGGATAAAGCTATTCAGAACATTCAAAAGGACAGGAACGCAGTTATAAAGAATATCCGTGAAGCAGAGTCTATTTCAGGCGGCACGCAAGCGCATGAAGCGGCGGTTATCACACAAGACCTTGTTGAAAAAGCAAAGCAGGGAGATACCGAAGGCTTGCTTGAATGGCTGCCTGTGGTAGCGGAAAAGACCCGTGAAACAGCAAGGGCATTAAAAGGCACGGATACGGCATGGGATAAAGCAAGCCCTGCCGGAACGCTTGTAAAGATACAAAGGGTGTTGGATGAGGTTGTACCGAAAGAAGTCAAAACAGCAGTAAAGGAAGAGGTCAAGTCTGCCAAACCAGTTATGGAAGCATTGAACAAGGCTAACCTTGACAGTGTTGACGCTGCGTTTCGTGATATCACAAATAAACCGCGTGTTTCAAAAGCTGTGCGTGAATGGCTTGAAAAACAAGAGACAGAAGCAACTACGAGGGTAAAGGAATATTTCAAACCTGATACAAGCGGAATAATTAAAATGCGCGCCGGATTACCTGGGGAAGTCTTAACCGACTTGACAAAGATAGGCGCGGCACGACTGGCGAGAAAGACCTTAGATTTCGCGGAATGGTCCGTTGAGATGATATCGGAATTTGGAGAAAAAGTAAAGCCTTATCTTAAGGAAATTTACGATAATTCCTTGAATCTGATAAAATCCAAGTCTTTGAAAACGCCGGAACAGAAAATGAATGTTTCTGTAGACAAGGCGATCAGGCAAGTATTAAGCGATAACGGGGTAAAATTGCAGGATATTGCCAAAAAGCATGTATCTGAAATTGATGAAACAGGCCAGACATTAGCGCAGAAATTTGTCACGGAAGCGGGCTTGTCAAAGGACGTGGCTGAAAAGGTTGAAAAGATATTCACTACACGACTGAAGGAACTGACTGCAGCCAAGAAAAAACTTATACTTGATAATTTATTCAAGCCTAAAAAAACGTATCTCAGGAAATCTCTGTCGGACAAGATTATCGAACTGTCCAACATGGGCGCGATAGGTGATTCAAAGTATGCCAAGATACTGAATGAAAAATACAATATCCCCGGACTGACTGCGGAAGAAGCGCAGTATATCATCAAACAGACCGAACAGATTCAAGGCATGACGAACGTATTCAAGAGACAGGCTTCCGTAAATAAAATGATGTCGGAAATTCAAAGCAAAATTCCGTCATCGTTTGCTGCAAAAGCCAAAGCATTCACCATGATAAACACGCTTTTGAACACTAAAACCATAATAGCGCGTAACGTACCCGGCAATATTGCGCAAGCGACTGCAATGAGGGTAAACAAAGCCTTTATGTCGTCGATAGACTTTACTACGTCCAAACTTACAGGTAAAGACAGAACAGTTACCTTTAAGACAAACCGTGGCTTGGATAATGTACTTAAAGAATTTTTCAGCGATATTAAAACGGGTTTAAAATCGGGCTGGGAAGGATACAACCCCTATGGAACGATAAGTGAATTTAAGATGGCTACGCAGGCGTTCCGAGGAAAATACAATCCTTTGACCTACATGGAAAAAGCATTAGGTGCGGCTTTGAGTGGTGCGGGTGATTATCCGTTTTACATGAAGGCCGTCATGGATTCAATCGGCGAACAGTCTGTCTTAAAAGCAATGAACGAGGGGTTCCGCGGGAAAGCTTTAAAAGCGCAAGCCAAGATATACGCCGATGGAGTTATAAACAGTGCTAAAAACATGTCTGAATTCTCAAAAGGTGTTTTGGACGTTGCAAACCGCCAAGGCGAAAAAGCTACATTCAGGGACGCTAACGTGATAAGTGACATTTTGAAAGGCGTTCACGATACGTTAAACATTGCCGGAATAGGCAAGGCACAAGCGACGATAGGAAAAATCCCTTCAAGGGAATTCGGGTTAGGCGATGCCGTAATGATGTTCGCACGTACACCGGGGGCATTATTAAACATCGGGCTTGAATACAGCTTAGCTGGGTTTGCCAAATCGTTGTATTACATAGGTGAAGGGGTTTATAAATCCGCTAAAGGCACAGGCGGGCTAAACCGTGAAAAGCTGATAGAGTCCATTACCAAAGCCGTAAGCGGGACACTGTTGTTGTCAGGAACAGGATATTATCTCACTGCTAAGGGCGCAATGACGGGACAGGCTCCAAGTGATAAGGAAGCGCGGAATTTCTTTGATGAAAACGGTTCGAAGGCATATTCATTCAACGCGGATGCGATCGCAAGATGGGCGTTAAACGGATTCAAGGATGATTCACTGTTGAAACCTCAGGACGGTGATAAGTGGTATACCTATGATTGGTTTGCTCCATTTTCATTCAATATCGGTTTGGGCGCGAATGTGGCGCAAGAAGGTATAAAACTGAACACGTTGAAAGCATTGCCGGATACTTTTGGCGCCGGCATGAAAACTTTTGCTGAAAACGATGCAATATCTAATCTATTAGGCAATAATTATTATCAGGATTTTGGCGAACGGCTAACACAGACATTAGTATCCATGCCGTCAAGATTTGTTCCGATGGGGTCCATAGTCAACCAAGTGCGGCAAATGACCGACAATACCAAGCGCGACGTGGCAAGTGATGATCCGAAGCAAAAGGCAATCAACTTGATTAAGAATCGTTTCCCCGGAGCCTCAAAAACACTGCCCGCTGTACTCACGACTACGGGAGAGACAAAAGAAATGTACGCAGGCGGTTCAAACAATCCCTTGAATGTTCTGCTAAGTCCGGGGTATTTGGGAATTTACAAGAAATCACCCGGGAGGGATTTACTGATTGACCTTTACAAGTCAACAGGAAAGACCTCGCAATTCCCCAAGCTTCAGACCAACAAAATAAAGATATACGGGACGGAATACCCTTTGTCAAATGACCAAAAAGCCGATTTACAAAAGTACGTCGGACAAATGACATGGAGTACATTGGATAATTTAATTACTGCCAAATCTACAAAAGGAAAGGAGTTTTCAGACTTACCCGATGAAACCAAGCTTAAAGTGATAAGCAATATTATGGAGGAAATCGGGAACGAAGCTGAGTTATATATGGCAGGTAAACTAAATATAAAGAAACCTACCAAGCAAGAGGAAAAGGACAAACGGCAAGAAAGCGAAATACCTAAATTCAAGATGGCAAAATAGGCACTCGAAAGGGTGCCTTAATTTTTGAAAGGAATCATATGGAAATAATCGCAGAAATCGGCCTTAACCACATGGGCGATCTTAACAAGGCACTTGACATGATTAGAATAGCAAAGGAGTGCGGCGCGGACATAGCAAAGTTTCAATTCTATTATACAGATATTTTATGTGTTAACCGAAATTGTTTTGATTCATTCAAACTGCTGGATAAAATACGCCTACGCCCGCAATGGATCCCAATCATTGCAAACGAATGCAAACGGCAAAATGTCGAGTTTTTGTGTACATGCTTTGACAAGTTCAGCGCGGAGGAAATATCTGGTTACGTGAAACGCTTTAAAATAGCAAGTCCCGAAGCGGCTGACTTAAACTTTGTTAAGCAAGTGGCTGAATTCGGTAAACCGCTTATTATTTCAACTGGCAAAATAGACGACGATCAGATCAAAAGGATTCTCAACGAGGTTGACGTTCCCGTGACATTGCTTTACTGTGTTTCAAAATATCCGTCACGGCCAGGCGATTACAAACTATCTGAGATTAAACGGCTGAAGAAAAAATTCCATGTGCCGGTTGGCCTTTCGTGCCATTGCGTTGGGATTAAGAATGCCCTAGATGCGGTTGATATGCATGGCGCAGAAATGGTTGAAAAACATTTCATGCTATCAGACGAAAAATGCGTCGATGCTGCCGTATCGTTATTACCGAGCGATTTTACTAAAATGTGCGAAATTATAAGGAGGAACAATGGAAAACGGAATTGATGTTATTTTTCAATTTATAACTTTTAACCCGGTGGAGATAAACGGGAAACAGACATTTGATAACATGTTTATCGTGCTTGACTCTACCGACAAAATCGGGGCCGGCATGGTTTACCCACAGGAGGTACAGAATGTTTGAAAGAAATTGTAAGCTTTTAAGTGAGTTTCAGCCGGAAGCATTTAAAAAGATTCAAACCCCTGAAACCGCATTGACATTTACAGAACAGGTAATGTTCGGGTTGAATGAAAACCAAGCAGTTGATAATCTGGTGATAAACTCAGAGGATAAAATGCTGACTGTGGGAACCTCAGATAATGAAGGTTGGCTGCAAAACGTTAACCCTGACCTGCATACTATTATTGTATACGGGCTTGGATTGGGAAACCACATAGAGTCTTTAATCAAGAAATATCCGGATAAAAAAATAATCGTAATTGAACCGGACAAAAGACTGTTTTACCACGCCATTCAGATAAAAGACTTTGAGTTTATCATAAAAAATTGTACTGTCTGGCTGGATGAATCTGTTGACCTTGTTAAGGCAAAGATTTATGAAATGATAACCCACCCATTAGCAAGGGGGATAATGCTACTTCCGTTCTATGCGAACGTGTACCAGGATTATTTTAACCTATTATTAAATCATGTTAAGCAAATGATAAACGATTATGCGGTAATGACTAATACAAAAAGATGTCTTGTGGACAAATGGTACGCCAACCGGATAATCAATGCCCGCAAACCCTCATATAACGGAAAGACTTTGATAGACGCACACAAGGGATTGCCCGGTATCATTGTCGGGGCGGGACCAAGTCTAAAAACTCAATTAGAAAAACTAAGGGATATTCAAAGTAAAGCCATTGTGATCGCCGCGTCAACCGCAATGGAAATTTTGCACTCTCACGATATAAGACCAACCTACATGATCGCGATAGACCAAGACCCCATTACGTCAGGCGGGTTACATGAAAACCTGGACTCTGATGTGCCCTTAATTTTTGACACACAGATCGCACAAAATTCACTAAATTATAAAGGTCCCAAGATACAGATGCAACTGAACGTCAACAGGTACACAACCGTTGAACTGCCTATATTTGAATCCGGTCCGTCAGTGGCGAATGTCGCGCTTGACGTACTTCATAAAATGGGGTGCAGCCCGATTCTTTTAGTAGGAATGGATTTGTCCTATACTGACAATAAATTATACTGCGACGGGACAAAGTTCAACCAGGACATTCAGGAAACCAACTTAATGCAAATGACCAACAACAAAGGTGAAATGTGCTTTACTGAACCCTCGTTCGTTTCAATGCGAAACTGGTACGAGGAATATGTAAACCGTGTGAAACCAGAAGTCTACAACTGCACAGAGAGGGGGCTGATAATTAAGTCTATCCCAAACAAGACCTTGGACGAATTTACTTTTGACAAAGAGATCGTCATGCCTGAGTTTGAATTGATAGATGGTGCAAAGGATGATTACAGGGTTGAGTTATTGGAAATAAAGGATTTTATTGAAAAGAACAAATCTGTCAACCCTGCGTTTCAAAAGTACAAAGCGTGGACTTTGATCGACGAATACGTCCAGCCTGATATCTATATTGCGGAAATCCGAAGCGAAGGACGTATAAAGAGGGGAATGGATATCGCGGAATCCGTCAAGATTTTTCAAGAACAGAGAATAAATCTTATTTTAGCAGCTGTAGAGAAATTACTTAACTTATTTTAAGCGAGTAGGCCGGAAGTGCGTTAACACAACCGGCCCAGTACCGACCCCTACCCACGCAGGTAGATAAGGGAAGGTGACATAAAGTATATCAAAAATACGCAGGAGGTGTCAAATGACAGATACAATCATAGTTGCGGTGTTAAGTCTCATTGGAACACTTGCAGGCAGTTACCTTGCTCACCGGGCAAGTTCGGCACTGATATCATATCGACTTGAACAACTGGAAATAAAAGTGAATAAGCACAACAACCTTATTGAACGGACTTACGAGGTTGAAAAACGGTGTGATCTTTACGAGGAAAAATTCAAAGTAGCAAACCACAGAATAGACGATTTGGAAAGGGAGGAAGAAGAGTGAGTAAAATACAACTAGCGGTTGCTTTTGCTGTAGCGATAGCAAAAGATGAATCTCACGGATACGATCAGTTACACCGTTCAGGTAATCCTAATTTTGACTGTTCATCCCTGGTGATCGCTGCATGGGAAAACGCAGGAGTAAAAGTTAAGTCGGCCGGCGCAAGCTATACCGGAAACATGAGAACGGCATTCCTGTCTTGCAAGTTCGTAGACGTGTTTGGGAAGGTTAATGTCAAAACAGGTGAAGGTTTACTACCTGGGGACGTTCTACTCCACGAAGGGCACCACACAGCTTTGTACATAGGCAACAAGCAGCTTGTTCATGCATCCATCAATGAGCTTGGCAAAATAGTAGGAGGCTTGTCTGGAGATCAGACAGGCAAGGAAATCTGCGTACGGAGTTACTATAACCATCCATGGAACTCTGTATTGCGTTATGTAGAGCCTGTCACGCCACAGGAGGACGTTGTTGCTTACGCCAAGGGTAAAATACTCACTGATGAACCAAAGTGGCTTAAAAAGGCAATGGCAGACCCTGAGATATATGCCTTATTGGATAAGTTTAAAAAATATGATGAAGGGAGGAAATAGTATGAAGCGCACGACCGTAAAAGAATACAACCTTGAAGGCAAACTCATAAAGGAAACCATCACAGAAGAGGATGAGACTCCAACAATAAATAACCCTGCGCCAATCCTTGTTCCGTGGTGTCCACCGTATTATCCAACAACCCCCGTTACGCCTTGGTATGACGGGACAGTCAAAATAACTTGGGATTCAATTAAATAGAAGGGAGGAAATAGATATGAAAGAGAAATTTTCAAAGCTCATTGATGTCAAAACTATTGTAACCCTTGCACTTGTTGCAGCTGCTATATCTTTTGTTGCAGTGGGTAAACTGGAATCCAAGGTTATTGAAAATCTCGTAGTAATGGCAGTATCGTTTTACTTGGGGACTAAAATTGCTGAAAAGAATACATAGACATGACGAAGGCTCCTGTCAATCGGCGGGAGCCCAAATTTCCTCTATAACGTTTATATGCAGTCCTTCAATATTTAACGCAATCCCGTTAATTTCATCTATTCTATCAAGCATTTCGGATTCAGTGCCAAACCATTCTACATTTTTACCGGATAAAGCGCCATATCCTGGATTAACCATTTCAAAGATTAGCAAATAATTTTGATCATTCACTGCTTATCACTTCCTTTCATTCAATAACAATTTTTACTCAATTCTTCCTGATTTACCGTTCCGTCATCATTTACTAATCTGCAATCTTCTAGCGTCCTGCTATTTTCCCATCCAACAAGTCTGCATTCGTTGCTCATGCATCCTTCTGAATAATATGGGCATTTGCTACACTTCATCCCTATTACCTCCATTAATTATTATTTATCCATTCTCTATGATAGCAATCCGGGCATGGTGGCATGCTACAAAACGCTTCTTCTGGACTAACACCTAAAAATCCAGGCCATACATAAGGGTTTACAACCTTCCCACAATGCCCGCATTTGAAAAATATATCATCACTAATTTTACCCCACATTTTATTACCTCCATTCTATTATAGGCTCAAACCGGGTTTCTTTGTTCAAAGTATTCATCCATGTACCACATAAGTACTTCTCCGTTATCCCCATCGCCTCCGCTTTTAAAACAGAAAAAATCTCCACCGTGTTCAAAGTCCATATTTGCTATGAACTCGTACAATTCAATGCTCTTAGGGTGATGTGGTATTCCACGTTCCCATCGTTCATTTAAAGGTATTGATATTTTCATCCCTGCATCTATCTCCCTTCTATGCTAAACCCGTTTCACCAATTTCTATCTACAAGTGGCACTCTTTGAAGCTTGTTTTTCTTTTTAATAAACGCTCCTTGAATTGCTAAAAATTCGGTTTTGTTGCCCTTGCTAAAAGCTACAACGCAATCCATTCTGAGATCATCTAATTCAGGCATTGATTTGCAGGCTCTGATTTTTTTGAGAAGTTCTTCCATCCTTATCCTCCTTCTCCGCTATGTGTGGGACTATTTATGCGTATCAGCACCACACCTTTTACAATGCCCTGCCTGTTCAAAGTCGTAGGAATAATAACCGCCTTTAGGCATGTAAGCATATGTTTCCCAATCATGACCTTTAATTTTACAGACGAGTCTCTTAAACCACTTCATTCCTTTCCCCTCCGCTATGTGTGGGATATCCTGCTATTGTTGCAATATTAATCTCTGCCCATGCCGCATGTGCAATTGTCCGGCGTTTCTCTTGCGTGATTTCTTGTTAATCTTGCTGATTCATTTTCAAGTACTTCTATAGCTTTTGTTAATGCTTCTCTAAGCATTGAGTAATTATCTGGAGGCCAATTATTTTTTATGGTTTCAATTGCTTCAATACATGTCATTTGTTTTATTCTCCTTCACATTATTTTTATAATCCTCAATAAACCCACCGGCCGAGTTGCCTCCGATATAGTGCTGCACCCTCGGCTATGTGAGATTATTGGGGGAAGTGTCAGATTCGAACTGACGTGCCCCACAGCCTACCGTATCTGGACGGACTGTCGAAGCTTTATCCAGTATCAACCTTTTGCCCTAGGCCTTTCGGTCTGCCTCAGTCAACTTCCCCATGCACCCGGCTATATCGGAGCCGGGAGAACGCCGCTGTTTTTAGCAAGGTAACCGGGAACCTGCCATAGTAGGGAAGGCCGGGCTTGAACCGACAAGCCGTTTCCGGCTCCTGCGTACTATCGTTCCGCAGTCCACTGTCAATTGTGTCACTTCCCCATGCAATATATTAATCTCTTAATTCATTTATCACAGCTATGTCGCCTTCACATACTTCTACATTAGCTTGTGTAACCAATATAGTTGCATGAGGATGATAATACTTGTAAAGAAAATCTATCAAGGGTTTGGCTGCTTCCTTTAACTCCTGATGGATCTTTAGAATATCTTCCTGCGTTCTTTCCACGGTATTCACCTCCTTACTTGTGATTTACTATAAAGATTTCCCCATGTTATAGTATTGGATGGTAGGAAACAGGCTAGGCGCGTTTTACATGACCGTAATGTCAAGACCTAACCCGTTACCAGCAGTCTAACAGTTAACTGCCTTCTGCGCTCCTTGGTTAACTATCCCAAGTTTTCGTTCTCAGCCACAGATAGACGTTCACGCATACAGCGCCCGAAATGCCTTGAACCAACCTTTAACGGTGCAGAACCCGACGGCCAAGCATTCGACCATACGATCGCGCGCCTATGCCTTTTTCCAGCCAGCCGTTCACGCCTTCCGGGGTTATTACGTTTCATGTGGTCTGTTACCTCCTTGAACTACTCGTTTGTTACTACACTATCATTATACTCCAATGGGCGGGAATGTCAAGATAAATATGCAATATCCTGATAAAAAGTATTGCTTATTCTAAGGATGCATGGTATAATTATAGTGGAGGTGGACGCATGCAGATATTTACTATAACAATCCATAACAAGGCTGTAATTGATAAGCTTATATCATTGGATAAGAAAAAAGGGAAATACATTAGCAGACTTATTGAGGCAGACATAAGGCTCGGGGAGTTGGAACGTAGAGTAAAGGAATTGGAGGAAAAGAAATGAGTGATGAAATAGTCAATTTGTATTGCGTTGGCCCCGTCAATGCGGAATATAGCTGTTTTGTATTTGCTTCAACTGCAAACAAGGCACGGGCATTATGCGTAAACCATTTTTCAGACGATGAAGCTTATATTGACATGAGGGCATATTTGAGACAAAAGAACGTCGGCGGTCAGAACAACGTTATAGTTGACAGTGATTTTGATAAAGATTATGGCAGGGTAACTGCCGCTGGATGTTACTATTCAAGCGAGGATTACATCTGAAATAATCAAAAAGGAGAAGTAATATGATACACAATCTAAAAACATGGCCTGAATATTATGAACAGGTAGATGTCGGTGCAAAGACCTTTGAAATTAGAAAAGCTGATGATAGGGAATTCAAAGTTGGTGATATATTAAGGCTTTATGAATTCGACCCTATTGAACAAGTATGCAGCGGTAGGGTAACACCTGTTATTGTTTCTTATATTCTAGCTGAACAGCCTTTCGTACCGGAAGGTTATGTGTGCATGGCTATTCATAAGTTGTAATACCGTAAGGAGGGGAAAGGGAAATGAAACATAGCCAATTACCATGGAAAGTATTGGCCGGATGGCTTATCACTGATAATGAAGGCGGAAGCGTTGCCAGCACAAGGGAAAACGACGCTGAATTTATCGTTACCGCTGTCAATTCCCATGATGCATTAGTAGCCAAGGTGAAGGAATTGGAAGATACTTTGATATACTTGACTGTGGAAAGAACAGAACAACTACTTAAAAAGAAAACAGATGAAGGCTTTTGTCCAAACTGCGACAAATATGAAACCTGTACATCGGAATACAGGGAACCTTCCGGATGCTGCGACGATTACGAGCGGGCAGAACAACTATTGAAAAAGGAGTAACCCACACCCTGGATACAGGGGTATAAGGGAATATAAAAAGGTGGAAGGAGTGATTTAAAATGTCAAAGAGTAAGTATCCTACCGACCAAACTCAATGTATCGATGATATTATTTGCCCTTATTGTGGATACAAATTTGAAGGCGAACGGGCTGTTAACGGAGATATGGACTGCATGCTGAATATATTTTGTCCTGAATGTAATGGCGAAATGGAAATATCGATAAGCGTTGAATATATGGCAACAGTAGTCAAAGATTAAACTCACAGCGCCCCCTTTACCTTAACCGGTGAGGGGATTATTTTTGAAAATATGTTTACTTTCCTGAAAATGGTGTATAATGTATAGTATAAGAGAAAGAAGGGTATTATCCCTTCTTCCTTAAGCGATTAGGCTGCCTCTTATGGGCGGCCTTTCTTTTTGCACAAAAAATAAATTAAGAAAGAACGAAGATAAGAAGGGGTTTTCTAACAAAGAAAGAACCAAAGAAAAAATACTTTCCCCAAGAACAGAAGTAAGAAAGAATGCACACTCTGAAACCTTTTTATAACCCTGAAATCTCAATGCAGATTACGAACTGATATCAACAACAGATGTTCGCCTCCAAGCTTAACAGATTTCACCCATGCTTGTCTACAAACCTGTTAATAAGATAAAGTTATATAATCAGGTGATATGACTTGGTATCATCATCTTGTCATACGACTTGGTATTATGATCAGATGATAATTATATCTCTGCTTTATCCATAGGACTTTCAGCGCATTGTAAAAAGTCATTGCCAGCAATATAATATAATTAGGTTTACATAACATGTCGTAATATGTCGCAAAATGTCACAACGTATCGGAGGATGATGCTATGGAAATATCAAACAGCAAAATTAAGCATACCAGCCAACCGATTCAAACCGATGGTATAAGGCTCAACAAAAGGCAATCAAGAGTATTGTACAGGTACTGCAGTAAACATGGCATATCTGTCAGCCAGGCTGTTGAGCAGGCATTAAAGTTTCTATTGTTCATTATGGATCACTAAATTGGGAATAAATAGTAAGGGAGAATGAGTAATGAGTGACGTTATTAACAGCGCAGCATTCCAGGAATTCTTACAAAAGAGATGCGAAGAAATTATTGAGAGTGACGAAGAGTATCGCGGTATTAATGAACTTATCTTACAAAAAGAGGGGGAAATAAAAACCTTGGTATCCGGTGAACTTCTCGTAAAAATAAATGAATACGAAAAACTTAATCTGGATTTAGTCGCTCATGCAGTAATTTTGATATACCAACAAGCAATAGATGACTTTCCACTTAAATGAAATAACCCGAAAGGGTTATTTTTTTTACTCAAAAGTCAGGAGCAAGCACTCGCGTAATATCCCCTTATTATCCCCTTATATTAAATATCCCCTTATTATCCCCCTATTTTCAATCAGTTCAGTAGACATAACAACACGTAAACATATGTTACCACAGATTACAAGCTTTGAATTATGATGGTGTGTATACAATTGTTACCGATATTATCTGCAACGATTATTTGCTTGGGGTGCAAGAGGTCGCGTGTTCAAGTCACGTCACTCCGACCATTTAAAATGGCGGGTTTCAGCTTTTCTGATTCCCGCCATTCTTATGAAAAATCCCCCTATTATCCCCCTATATTTTTACGCTTGTTAATATCGATGACTTTTGCCAGTTCATTATTTTTCATTTCAGATATACTTTTATCCAGATCAGCAAACGTTTCATCTATATCTTTTCCTGTTTGCTCTGTAGATTCATCCAGCATATCGCCGTATATGTCAAGAGTGGTTGTACTTTCATCATGTCCGAGAATATTCTGTATTTCTTTTAAGGATAACTTTTTGCGGTTCATATATACGAATGTATGTCGGAGCATGTGGGGACTTGCATGTATGCCGGCGTTAATCGCTGCCCTTGCCATCATGGTATAATAAGAACCTGGCTGGAGCATTACACCTTTCTTATTGGGGAATATCAGGTTAGTTTTCTTCAACTCTTTATTGTGTAATATCGGATTTGTTTCAGCCTCAAGCATCTGCTTTTGCCCCGCTAGATATTTTTCCATCAGTGGAGAAAGTGGAATGTAATGTATCTTTGTTTTAGTGTCACCCAAGCCCGTAGAACTGTCTGATTCATCAATGGCGATTCTCTTATTGATTACATCGATATCGGGCGAACGCAGAGCCAAGAGTTCTCCGCGGCGCATCCCGGTTATCAATAGAAACTTTGCGGACCATATCCACCGTGATCGTTCAAGTTGCCTGTATAATTTAAGCAACTCTTCACTGTTTAAGGTTTTGCGAAGCTTCGCATTTTTCTGTGGTATTTCAATTTTACTATCAATATCCTGAACAGGGTTACGAGATATGACCTTTTCTTTTTTAATGGCATAGGTAAATCCGCCGTTCATTATCTTCTTGGCATGTTTCATTGTCCAAGTAGATAGACCCTTTTGATTCATTGCAAAAATAACATCCTGTATATCCCCGGGACTTATTGTTGAAATTTTTCTTTTACCGATTTCAGGCTGGATGTGTTTTTTATAAATGTCGTTATATTGATTGTGTGTTGCCTTTTTTCTTAATGCTTTAATGTAAGCAAGATATTTGGTAAACAATTCATCAACTTTTAACTTCGATCTTATAATCTTCAAATCAATTACTTCATTAATTTTCTCCTGCAACTCTTTCAGAGTATCAGCAGAAAGATAACGTTCTTCTCCATCAATTCTTTGTCGCCAACCATACTTACCCTCAGGTGTCATGTAATAATGCCCTGTGCCTTTGGGACCGCGCTTCATGGTAGATTTTGCCATACCGATCAATCCTTCCTGTATCTTTCATCCGATAAACCTATAAGATAATCGCAAGTTGTATTAAAAAAGTCAGCAAATTTTTTCCCTACTAATAAATCAGGAACTCTTTTTTGATTTTCGTAATAAGAAATTGCCACATGAGACATTCCTAAAATTGCAGCAAGTTGCCTAACGCCCAGTCCCTTTTCCTCTCTTAATTCCTTCAACCGCCTTGCAAGTACTTCTGAACCCATTTTAAATCTCCTTCTCATTATATTCATTATGCATTGTACACTATTGTTACCACTTTGTAAATAAAAATATTATTGAAATTTGCACAAATGGTATTGACAACATTATGCAAAATGATATAATGGTAACAAACGTGAACAACAAAAGTATTGCGAGGTGATTGTAGATGAAAAAACCGGCATATCCTACTTTGGCACAGCTTATGGCAAAACACGGCGTAAGCAGAGAAGACATTTCAAAAACTATTGGAGTAACTTATCGGAATACCCTTAAAAAAATCAACGGCGACGTGCTATTTAACATTGTGGAAGCTGGCAAAATTGCGAAGGTATTTACCGTGATAGGTGAAAGCGTTACAATAGATGATATTTTTTTCTCTTAGTGGTAACAATCGTGAACAATCCAAACCAGCATAACCCTACATAAGCAACAACCCAAACGGGATAGAATCCAAGCCAGCATAGAAAGGAGGTGAACTAAAATGTCAAAAGTTAAATTATTCAGTAACTATGTCAAGAAGGAAAACGCTACAGTGCTAGACGGAGAAACTCAGGTTGAAGAAATTATCTCAATAGTAAAGGAAGCGTTGGAAAACGGAGTCCAGGAGATTTGCTTCAATTACATAGAAGAAGGGCCGGAAGAATCCAGCCCAAGCGAAGATGAAATCAGAGCTAGTCAGTTAGTATCGGATAGCCCTAACATCACCGGGAACGAATGGCTCAAATCTCAAATGAATGTTGAATGAATATCAGGCCATTCAACTGTTTTAAGATATCCGTGTACTGGCGGTTGAATCAGGCAAATCACAAGGCGGTCATTAGAATCAAGAACTTTTGATATATTGTCTTCCACGGTTTCTATAGGAAGACCACACCTAAGCAAGTAAGCGGATTTTAAAATATGGTTATAGGTTCCCATTGATTCAATCGCCTTGTGTACTGCATCGTAATTTTGACCCGGATTTTCCAGATCATAAGAAATAAAGTATGAACTCAATATAATCACCCCCTTTCGACAATATTTTACCACATAAGACACAAATGTTCACTTATTTTCCTAAATAGGAGGAGCGCAAAAAAAATAGCCCCGGAGGGCTAAAGGAATTTATCTACATAATCATATCACAAATTTATTTTATATGAAAGGTGGAATTTATCAAATGGAAAGGTCAAATTTTATTAAGTTACTGGAAGAGTACAGAAACAGGGCTATCATGGAGCTTCGCAAAGAAGCAAATGTACAGGCATCACTTTTATTGTCAGATGGGTTTAAGTCGGCGATAACCGAACTTGAAAAATCATGTACTATGGTCAACTCTGGACTTTCAAAAATCGCACAGGAATTCAAAGGTATTGCATCGGATAATAAGTTTCCGTCACACATCAGGTTTTACCACAACACCGCCACAACAAATATTCTTGATGGCGTTATTGGAAGCATTGCGGAAGGTATTAGAGAAAATTCCACATACAAGCAAAAGGAATCTGAAATCAGAAATAAATTCGATGCTGCAATTCGGGCTGCGAAAACTTCCAGATCAGCGGTAAGGATTAAGGAGCTTGCTGATGCTGTCGGTATCGAAACGCCATCAATTGAGGTTAATTCAACGGTTACCGCCGAGGTAGATACAGAGTTTGTCAAGGAGAAGATACAGTCAGTTTTGCTTTTGAAATAGCGCTTACCAGCAGTAGGTATATCGGCATAGGAGAGATCAGAACGGAGGAAGGTAAAATGTATTGTGCAAAATGTAGCAGGCATATAGCGTACTGCAAATGTGAGGACATTGACGAAAGATTATCTGCGTTAAAAGATAACAGTGCAACTCAATTGCTGTCTGTATCTGCAAAGGTGGAAAGGCAATCTGTTTCCATTGATTCAAATATTGAATTTATCTTAAGCAATTTAGGCAAACAGATCAAGGTATTTTTCCGCAGTAACAAACACAACGGGACATATTATCTCATTGGCAATGTTACAGATGTTAATCCTGAATATACCATGTTTAATCCTGCCCTTGAAACTAATTACCCGAGTGGAATTTTTAACATGCTTAACACCTCAAGGATAACAGGTGCTGAACTTGCAATTCCAAGAGTGAGTGTATTATGACTACGCAATTGTCTATGCAAAAACTAGCCCAATCCATGACCGACCAAGATATAGCATTTAACTGGACAGCATTCGGTAAGGTTCCTACGGAAGCACAGCAACAGGAGATATACGACATATGCCTGAGTATTGCGGAGAAGGTGCAGGATGGGGCGTATGGGGTTGGATAGCAAAGGTAGTTGAAAGAGGTGTGCAAATTATGAGTTTATTACATCATCCATTTTATAATCCTATACCGGATGAAGAGGATACGGCTCAAGATCAGAAAGAATGTCAACGCGAAAGAGAAATAGAATCCTTAAAACACGAGCTAAAGGCTTGCAAACAACAATTGAAGGAATCGGTTGACGATAACGAAAAATACAGAAAAGCACTGCTAAATTTAGCGGAATATGTTTTACTTGACGCATATAAACAAGAGACATTAAAAATACTTGGATATACAAAGGACGGATTAGACACAGAATGACTTCGCCTTAGCATCCCATTCCCCACCCACAATTCACATAAATAAATCTAAGTGAAAGGAGGACTATCATGAACGAAGCAAAATGTATGGCAGCACCACCGGCACAGCAGTTGAATGACATTGCGTCAACTATCATTGACACTCTCGCAGACGTAAACAACAAAGCAAGCATCATTAAGGACAGATTGTTTGGCGACGAAGCAAGCAAAACGTCTAATACAGCAGAACCTTGCAATCTTGAATCAAGACTGCGCTTTATCAGAACCACGGCGCAGGACATCAACGACAAATTGTGTGAAATCCAGAACAGGGTATAACCCGCACGCCCGCCCGAGCGTATCGGGCCCAAGCCGAAAGGCTAATAAATTAAGGAGGTCAATTATGAAATACACAAACGGAATATGGTCTGCAATAGTCAGACTGTGGAAACGGTTCTTCGGGAAAGACTTGAAAGCTATGAATCCTAAACTCAGTGTTGTAAAGCCCTTGGAGTCTCTTGGAGGCAGAGGACACTACTTCGACGGCAACGGGGCGGCGGGATACAACTTCCGCAGTGACCAGCATAAGCGCAGGAAAATGGAACGCAGGAGGGCATGAAATTGGTAACGCGAAAAGGAATGTGTAAAAAATGCACTTACCGTCAGCAGGATGGCAAGAAGGGCTATTGCCTTAAATATAAGTCCATGTGCCAACTTGTAGCAAGAAATTGCCCGGGAGAAGTCAGAGCAATAAAGCTTAGGGAGGGGTGATCTTATGGATTGGTACAGTTTGTCACCTTTGACACGACTCGGATACTGCGCGCTAGGGCTAATCATAATCGCAGGGAATTTGTATATCGCCAAAATCATCACTGACGCAATCTGGAAGCGCTACATGGAGCCAAAACCTAAACAGGTAATTAAACATCCTGAACGCATCAAGGTACTGGCATATGACCAGAAGGGCAGGCCAATTTATCAAGGGAGGAGGGATGACTTATCGGAATCTGGATTAGGTCACAGAACAAGGAATCATTAGGATGTACAAATAAAATCGGTTATACCAACTTTGCATCTTTCCAAGTAAGAGGGCATTTTATCATTGACGATGATGAAATCAACCGTGCGTTTCTTGGTGGATATGCCACAAAGGAACGGGCATTGCAGGTGCTTGACGAGATACAAAAGCACATATACAGCATTGAACTAAAACAGTTCATGGGTAAAGAAGATGAGATTTTCGTTACACCAATTTACACAATGCCGGCAGAGTAACGGGAAGGAGGGAAGGAAAATGAAGTACAAAGTAGGGGACAAGGTACGCGCAATAAACGGCGGGGGCACATTTTCAACTTATGATAATTTTTTCAAGGAAAACGGATTGGAAAAGTTTAAGGAATTTTGGGCAGAGTGTAAGGAATTGCCAGTAGGTGACTACACTGTTGTTGCAACGGGGAAGCATAGTAAACCTCGACAATATGGGACTCTTTACTTACTACGCAATGAGGAAGGGAAAATTTACATATCGAACAATGACAGAGGTTGTTTGACTCTTGTTGAATCGAAAGGAGAAGGAAAGATGAAGGCATGTAAATTAATGGTAGATGCATTGGAGAATCCGCAGAAGTATGGGGGGAAGAAGTACAAGGTGGTTGCAGGTGCTTGTGTTAGTCCCGCGGGCAAGAAGTACTTTGAAATTGTTGTAGATGCTAACGGCATTTTACAAGGCAATGATTACGACAATTGGGCATACGTAAGTGGGCACGCAGAACTTGAAGAAATCCCTCAACCCGTTCCATTCATGGAAGCAGTAAAGGCGGCTATTGAGGGCAGACATCCGATCATTACACTTGACGGCATGAAACTTACACTGCTCGCAGAAGAAAGTTCGGCAAATAAAATCGGTCACTGGCTGAAAGCAAGAAGCGTTGTTGGAGCAACAATTAACATTTCAACAAAAATGGTGGATGGACTCTGGACAATTGAGGAATAGAAAAAGCCCCATTCAAGGGGCAGAAAGGAAAGATAATGAAAGCAGTTATATTAACAGATGAATTGAAACGACTCATAAAGGCAACTGCAAAGTTTATTTCAAAAGACGACAACAGACATATGCAGCAATACATAAAACTCGAATTTACTCACGAAGGTATGCAGGCAAAAGCAGTCTCTTGTGACGGGTACAGACTTTCCATAGAAAACGCGAAATGCTTTGATGTTGATGAAAGTTTCACTGTGTTTATCAAGCCATATTTACCTGTTGGAGCAAACTTTGAATATGCGACCATTGAACTGGTTGACAAAAGATGCTTGATAGATATCGGCGGTAGGATTGTCGGCTACAAGCAACCTGACGGAAACTATATGGACATAAACAAAGCCATTGAAGAAATCGAACGTTTCCCTGTAACGCACACTGTAAGTGTTAGCCAATTCTTTTTACTTGATGCACTCAACAGTATTCATAAAGATAGTCTGCATAAAAATCCGGCAGAGATTCAGCTTAGAGGTAAGATCGGTGCAATATCAATAGGCTCTAAAGACGGAATCCGGTACGTGTTACCGGTAAGAAGGTAGAAAAAGACCGCCCTTAAGCGGTCAAGTAAATATCCAAGGTAAGTATAACACGGCTTCACAATTATGTAAATAAATTTATGGGAGGTAACTAATATGTTACTTGATAGCGAAATCAGAGCAGACGAAATCTACATCAGCGACAAGAACCGCATTATATTATCAGACGATGAAAAACCACAATTGTTTCAGATGGTGCAGGAACCCGTGGTGACAGTAAACCGCAGTATGTTTGGCAGTGATGAAACAATCAAGCAGAATGCACTTTGGGAAAATGTCGTAACTGGCGAACTTGTCGATTGGGGAACGCATTGTTTTACAACTATTGAGCGCATGAAAAAGCAGTATGCCAATATTGGCAGCATAACCGACAAGCGCAGGGTTGAATATGTCAAAGAAGCGTTTGTTGTTATACGGGCGTATGAGGGCATGGCTGTCGAGGAGTGAAAGGCGGTGCCACATGATCGGCGATATAACCCTATCCTGTACCGACTGCAAATGTGGCTTTATATGGACAGCAGGCGAACAGCAGTGGTACGCGGAGAAGGGATTCAAGGAGCCTAAAAGGTGCGAAATTTGCAGACAGGTAAGGAAAGAGTGGAAAAACAAATTGAAAGGTGGAAAAGTAAATGGATAATTCAGTAACAATGGCGTTGAAAGATTATGACGCACTTAAAGAAAAGGTCAAGGAATACGAGCAACACGCAATTGATAAGCAGTTGGAGCTGATGGGGATAAAAATATTCAAACTCGAAAAATCTTACAATGGTTCGCTGACTCTCAAATTGGCTGATGATGCCGAGCAATTTCTCAAGAAGGCATTTGCAGAATTCAGGAAAGAGTACGACATTAAGAAGGAGTCAAAGGATATATTTGTTTGGGATTATGCAGTGTCAAAGGTCACAGCTGACGTTGAAAGCAAACCTGAAGAAATATTTTAAACCTTTCCCCGCCCAACCGTATCGGGCATCTGCGAACGCGTCGGGTACGGTGCGGTGGGTGGTGGGGATTAATGGGGAGGTAATGGGATGAAGGTTAAAGTCAAGTTTGCAGGTGAAATTCGAACGGTAGAGGTCACTGACAAAGAATGTCCATCACGAAAATGCTTTCACCCGCACAATTGCCCTGTACGATCAGGCGGCGGCGTGGGAAACGGATATTCTTACGATAGTAAACCGCGTTGGCTATGCCTGACGAATTACCTTAATGGATGTCCGGCTGATAAAAATATTATGGGAGGGGAAAAATGATGGACAATTTAGCGCTTGAAATCATAGGTGAAGCAGAAGAAGGCTTCGCGATCAATAACGACAACCTGGCCGAGTGGGCGTTGAAGAAAATTGCGGAAGAAAGAGCCGAAACTCAGCGAATGATAAATGTATGTCAGACTTTCATAAATGAGTATCAAATGAAGGCTGAAAACTACTCAAAGCAGTATGAAAGTAAAACGGCATATCTTAAGGAACAACTCAGGCTTTATTTTGAATCAGTACCACACAAGGCTACAAAAACGCAGGAAACCTATAAACTTCCTTCTGGTACGCTCAAAAGGAAATTCGGCACGCCGGAATTTAAGGTTGACAACGATATTCTGGTTAAGTGGCTTGAAGACAATGAGTTTGGTTCCTATGTCAAAACCGAGAAAAAGGCACAATGGGGCGAGTTGAAAAAGACTGTTACTGTTAGGTCTGACAAGATTATATCTGTAAACGGAGAAATCATTGATGGAGTAACAGCACAGGAAAGGCCGGATAGTTTTGAGGTAGAAATATGAACCTACATGAAAAACTAATCGAAGTCCGTAAATGTGTGCCATACCTGCAAAAAGAAAACCAAGGCGAACAGTATAAATACGTGTCAAGCAGCCAGGTATTAGGCAACATCAAGTCAAAACTTGATGAACTCAAAATATTGCTAGTTCCATCTGTAAAAGGACATTCTGTGTCAACATCGTCCATTGAGTTTTTTGACGCTAAAGATCACATATCCAAACGCACCAATACTTATTTTACGGAGCTTGATATGTCTATGGCTTGGGTAAACGCAGAAAAACCGGATGAAAAAATAGAGTGCGCATGGTACGGGCAGGGTGTTGACATTGCAGGCGAAAAAGGAGTCGGCAAAGCGCTTACATATGCAGAAAAATATTTTATACTGAAATTCTTCAATATACCTACCGACAAAGACGACCCCGACAGTTTTCAAAGGCGTATGGATGATGAAGATCCACCACAACAGAAAGATAAGCACGATTACCCCGAATGTCTGAGCGGAAAGCCTGAACGAGACGACAAAAACGATTCTGCACACATTTGCCACGATTGCGGAAATGAAATAAAGGAGACAAAGAAAAAGACTCTTGAACAAATTCTTGCTGATGGAGCGAAATACCATAAGCTGGAGTTGTGCCAGCCCTGTTTAAATATCAGATATAAGGCAGCGCATCCCGATGCCTGAAGTACAGCAGTTTCCCAAGTTCACACAAAAGAAACAGAAAGTACATAAGCATCCCCTTATACAAAAGATAAAATTACAAGATACAAAAGCATGTTATGTCACAGGTAGGCTAGACGTTGAGCAACATCATTGCCTATACGGCAAGAATCGCAAAAATGCCGATGATTACGGTTTAACTGTCTGGCTTACCCAAGACTATCATACTGGTAAACATGGTGTGCACAAGGGCAATTTGAAGCTTGATAAGGAACTCAAACGATTAGCACAGACTGAATTTGAGAAGGTATATACTCATGAACACTGGATGAATGTGTTCTGCTGGAATTATCTGTAGTACGGAATATATAAAGTATGCGAAGAAAGGGTTTTAAAATGCGAACGATACATATGTGCGCTGATATACGCGGAATGTTAAACAATTATACTCGAAAAGGCTCTCTAAAAAGTGTATTTAAAGACGAAACAGGGCGCGGATTATCACACGAAGAAGCAAGGGACTATTTGTACGACTGCCTCTCAAAGGGTTGGAAAGTTATCCCAATGGGAGACTGCGATAACTTTGATTATCAAACAGGGTGTGGTGGTCATGATTCGTAATAAAAGGATAGAGTGAGGCAACCACATGAAAGCCATATCTAAATCTATCCACAAAGGAGTGATATCATGCCAAACTCAGGACAAGATTTAATACAAGCTATGAGCGACACGCGAAGGCAACTTAACGAATGTCTTATATTTTACAAGCAGAACGGTCGCAAGCTCGCAGAGGCTGAAATGAAATATCGTATTGCCATGCGAAAGGAATTTCTCAGACTCCATGTAGCAGACGGTGTTGCATGGACAGCCTGCGGTGATCTGTGCAGGGGTGAGGAAATAGTTGCAAAGTTGAGATTTGAGCGGGACATCCGCAAGTCTGATTATGATTGCTGCTATGAGAAGATTCTCCAATTGAAAATCGAACTGCGGATCATTGAAAATGAGATCAACGCAGAACGGCAAAACATGTAGCACTACTGAAAGAATGGGGCAGGTGATGCCATTGGACGGATACATAGGAATTAGTAGAGGAATAACAGATCATTGGATTTACAAGGATGCGTATCACTTTAAGATATGGTTTGAAATGTTATACCGAGCGCGTTATATTAAGGAACCTAAGACAGATTATGTTGATGGATACCTTGTTACTTTAGAATATGGTCAATTTGTATTTGGACGTGTATCGTGGAGCAACCGGTTAAAAGTTGGCGAACAGAAACTTCGTACATTGATAAAAAAATTATCAGACGATCAAATGATAGAACATGTAAAAGACTATCCAAAGTTTACAATTTATTTAATTAAAAACTACGAAAAATATAACCACCAAGAATTTTTGCACTGTGGGAAATATAACCACCAAGAACCCTTACAGAATAAAAGTTTAGAGGATGATACTAACCAGCAGATAACCAGCAGACAACCAGCAGATAAACCAGCAGATAACCAGCAGATAACCACATACAAAGAAAGTAATAAAGATAATAAAAAAGATATATGCGCATTTTTTGAATCGATTTGGAATTTGTACCCTAATAAAAAGGGGAAAGGGCAAGTATCGGATACTCAAAAAACCAAGCTGTTTGAGATAGGACTTGAAGAGTTAAGCCGATGTATCGACCGGTACAGACGATCAAAAGAGGATTGGAAAGCATGGCAGCATGGAAGCACATTTTTTAACTCAGGCTATGTTGATTACCTTGATAAAAATTATCAGGAACAAGCAGAAGAAACTAATACATATCGTGACATGACAAATTATGAACCGGGGGAGTGAGAGTATGATATTCAATACTGAGATCGAAAAGGCTATGATAGGGTGTATGTTACTTGGAAAAACGGAGTATGTAAATAAACTTACTGAAATTGATTTTTCTGTCGCATGTTATCAAGAAGCATTACAGGCAATGAAGGATTTGTATAATACTAAAAAAGCCATTGACATAATAAGCGTGGCAGATGAACTTCCAAGGATAACTAATATATTTAATATCCTTTCTGCGGCTACGAACGACGTGCCTACGGAAGAAAATGCAGGCTATTACTACAGGACATTAAAAGAATATTCTGCAAGGAGAAATGTATCAAAAGCAGCGCACACAATCATTGAAATGGCTGAAAGATACGAATATGACAATGTTGCAAGTTTTAAGTCCGACATTATGAAACTGGTTGACATCCCTATAAACGACTTTCAAAAAAAGAGCTTTAAGTTTCAAGACATCATCAATGACACCTTGCAAAACATTGAAGATGAATATAATAAGACCGATGAAAACAGGCTCATGACTGGGTTTTATGATCTTGATAAGCTTACTGCCGGACTACACCCCGAGGAATTGACAATAATAGCGGCGCGTCCTGGTGTTGGAAAGACGGTAATGGGCGTAAATCTTATCATAAACCTATCACGTAAAGGTAATAAATGCTTGCTTGTATCTCGCGAAATGTCCGCAAATCAACTTATGAAGCGTTTTATAGCCAATTACACACCAATTGACGGACAAAAATTAAGGCTGTGTAAAACCTTGTCAGGAACGGACTTTCAGCAACTTGCACATGCAGCTGGTGAAATGGGAGAATGGCCCATAATCATAAATGACGAACTTTCTACAGTACAAGAAATCCGCGCATACTGCCGGGACGAAAAGCCTGACGTATTAGTAGTTGACTATCTTCAGCTTTGCAGGAGCGCGGGGAAAATTGAATCACGTAGGCAGGAAATCGAAGAAATTAGCCGGCAGTTTAAAGAAATATCGATGGAATTTAGTATTCCAGTTATCGTGCTGAGCCAGCTTACCAGAGAAAACGCAAAGACAGGCCGTCCACCTGAATTACATGACCTAAGGGAATCTGGAAGCATAGAGCAGGATGCAGATAACGTAATATTCCTGCATATTCCAAAAGACACCAACGAAACGCAAGACATTTACGACCTACAAGTTATAGTAGCCAAACAGCGCAACGGTCCTACTGGATATATCTATCTGAGACACTATAAAAAGACGTTCCGCTTGTACAATATTGGGAGGTGATACTATGTTAGTTTTATTAATACTGGCAGTTGCAGTAATCATATTGATCATATTTGCCCTAGCCAAGAGTGCCGGCAAGCGCAGCCGGGAAATGGAATGTCCCTTCTGCCACTGCGAGATGCAGCACGCGTCACCTTGTAATAGGCGGTGTAAAAAATGTTGTGATAAATGTTACGGGAAAATGGGTAGATGCGCGTACAGGGATTTGGAAGGACAGGAGGATTTTGAAGAATGAAAAGATTAATTGACCTTGATAGTCTAATTAAACGGTGTGGATATTTCGCAACTACACGATACAGGGATGGTAGTTGGAAAAATAATGGCTATGGTTGCACACACCGAGGGAACAAGGATGAACCCGGAAAATGTTTTAGTTTTTGCTGCCCGGTGGCGGTTGAAGCAGATTACGAGGATTTGCTGGAACTTGATCCGGAACTCGCCAAAGAATACGAGGCAGAACAAAAGGAACGCGGATTTATAGAGAGTGAATGGATGATTGTATGGCGGCCTCTTTATATTAAAAAAATATTTAAGGAGGTCGCATTATGAAAAAATTCGAATGGGTGTTCGCTTTAATCCTCACCCTGACAGTCGTACTTATGGTTTATTTAGAAAGTCAGACCTATAAAGGTGAAAGTATACCATCAAACAAGGAAACGGCAATTTTGACCCTTACAGCACGTATCGACAAAATCAGCAAACAGAATGTTGAATATCAGAATCAAATCGACGCTCTGGCACAGCAAATCAACGCTCTGGCACAGCAAATCAATACTATACAGACACAGCACAAGCCAGACCGAGGCGGCGAACGCGGATGCATGATGGAGGTCACGGCATACTGGGAAGGCAGCTGCGGTAAATCTCCTAATGATCCTGACTATGGCATCACAGCATCCGGCGAATATGTGCAGGATGGATTTGTAGCGGCAGGGCCGGAATATCCCATAGGTACAAGGCTGTATATACCCTATTTTGACAGGATTTTTACGATAATGGACAGGGGCGGCATGATCGGCAACGGACAGCTGGATGTGTATATGGAGGATTACGCAAGCTGTATGGAGTTTGGTAGGAGGGAGTTAGAAGTATGGGTGATGCAGTGAAAACCATTTTGAAATATCAGGGGAGTAAATGGAGTATAGCACAATGGATAATATCAAACTTTCCTTCGGAATATGAAAAAATGACATACCTTGAGCCCTTCTTTGGATCCGGTGCAATATTTTTCAACAAGAAACGGTCAGTGGTAGAAACAATAAATGATTTGGATGGAAATGTTGTAAATTTATTTAACGTCATCAGGGAACAGCCGGAAGAATTAGCAAGGCTGATTGAATTTACACCATGGAGCAGAGAGGAATACAGTAAAAGCTACACTATGACAGGCGAGAACCTCGAGGATGCCCGAAGATTTTTAGTCAGAATGTGGCAAGCCATAGGTGCAAAATCCAGCGATATAACCGGATGGAGAAGTAATATTAAAGCATTAAACGGAAACGTGCCGCAATGGTCTACGAAGCTGCCACAGAAAATTTTAGACGCATCCTGGAGGTTGAAACATTTCAGAAACTTCCTTGTACAAATTGAAAACCGGCCAGCTGTAGATTGCATTACCAGATATAACCGCAATAATGTATTTATCTATGCGGATCCGCCATATATCAGAAGCACAAGAAGCGGTCGTATTTATGCTTGTGAAATGAACGATCAAGACCATATTGAATTACTCGAGCTCCTTAAAAAGCATTCGGGCAAAATTATGTTATCCGGATATGAAAGTGAACTTTACAATGACCTCTTGCAGGGGTGGCACACAGAAAAACTAATGGCAAAATGCGAGGGCGGACAGGTTCGGCAGGAAGTTTTATGGATGAATTATAAACCACAGAATCAAATGAGCTTATTTTAAGACAAAAGCTGAAGTATATGTAATGGAATAGGAGGGGTTAGGATGCATGCTGGAAAATTTGAAGACATAATGCCATTTAACAAGCAGGAACAGGACGTATGGATAAAGCGATTAGATGAAACTCTTGCAGAAGGCAAAATCCATTTGTACACCAATTTTGAAATATGTGACTTGCGGGCAATTAAGGCTATGCAGCAAGAGAATAACGAACTCCGGACCGAACTTGAAACCACCAAACATATTGCCATCGAACAGACAGAGGCTGCTATAGATTTGCAGCAAGAGGACGAGCAGCTACAGGCACAGAATAAAGTTATGCAGGAGGCGCTTGACAAAGTATTTTATCGCAATGTAGTTACAGGTAAAGTACACTGCTTTTTATGCGGGGCTATTAACAGTCACACACCGGATTGCCCGATTGGCAAGGCTATCTCTGCCACCCATGCGGATAAAAAAGAGTACCAAAAGCCAAACATAGAGCCCTTATCCGGGACGCAAGACACCTACCATAACCCTGCCGATGTGGAGGCACTTGCAAAGGCAAAAGAAGCAATAATAACATTAATGAGTTGCAATGAGATAAGCAAAGCAGCAGATATTATGGGGGAGGAATCTCTTGCAGCCATAGTAAAGATTGGAGGCAGGGAGAAATGAGTGAGGCATCAGAAATATTGAAAGAATTAGGGCTCGATATAAACGATCTTATTGATATTGCCATTGCCAAGAAAGAGGGACGATTTGTAATATTACCATGTAAGGTGGGGGATACCGTATTTGCCATTTTCAAGAGAAAAATTCATAGATGTAAAGTCGGTTCAATTCATCTTTCAGATTTTCCAACATGGAAAGATGGACGGCATTATGCAAGGCTTTATTCATATGAGGATTGCCGTAAACGGGATGTGTTGTGGCTTTCAATGGCTTTCAATAAAACAGTATTTCTCACCCGTGAAGCAGCTGAAAAGGCACTACAAGCCCTAGAGCAGATAGAGAAGGCAGGAGGCGGGGAAAAATGATTAAACTCACTATACCAGGTCAGCCCTGCGCCAAACAGCGCCCAAGAGTGATGAAAGGATTTACGTATACACCAACTAAAACAGTCAACTATGAAACCTTTGTGAAAGAACTCTACATAATGGAACATTACACAAAACAACTTGAAGGCGCATTGCAAATGACGGTCAAGGCGTACTTTAAGATACCAAAGTCACAGTCACAAAAAAATAGATGGCTTATGAGAACAGGAGAAATAAGACCAACAAAGAAACCGGATTGGGATAATGTTGGCAAAATCATATCGGACGCGTTGAACGGCCTTGCATACCACGACGACAGCCAAATAGTGAGCGCAACAATTGAAAAGCGGTATAGTCTGGAACCACGGGTAGAGGTAGAAATACAAGAGATAGGAGAGTAAGGCTATGAACACAGCAGAAATAAGATTTTTGCAGCACATATGTCCACGACCGGACCATTGCTGCAACGGCGTATTTTTAAAAGATCGGGAATATGAAGCCAAGGATATTGGCAGATGCCAGTATTTCGACCCGGTAAGAGGCTGTTACCATCCACAGAGACCAGTAAAGAGGCGTAAAAAGGGGTGAGGGAATGAACAAAAGACAGCCATATAGAGAGTATGCAACGCAGGCCTTTCGCTTTTTGGCCCGTGAAGGCAGTGCAGATAAATACATAAGCAAACTCGTTGATGATTATATGAGGCAGGCCCGATCGGCGGGCATAAGCAATCCTACAGAGGCTATGTTGATGCACAAGGAAAGGATATTACGGGATAACGCCGCCGAACTGGCAGACCTGGACGCAGCGGAGAAGGCTCTCGTCATATGCGGCAGATTTCCCCGGGTGGCCGTGGAAATGGTATATCAAAAAGATTACTGGAAGGATATTGAGTGGGGAGACATAGAGACACGCGTGCATTATGCGGAGATACATATACCGGCAAGTCCAAGACAAATATATTACTGGCTGAATAAAGCTTGTCAAGAATTTGCGCACGAAAGAGGATTAAGAATATAAATCCTTGCAGTAATTACCCCTACTGTATTGATATAATGGTTACATAGTTACGAAAGCTGTCCGATGGGGCGGCTTTTATTTACAAAGAAAAGGATCCCTACTTGGAATCCTTTTTAAGTTGCTGCTTAAGCATATAAATGATTTGTGCTGATATGCTGCGCTCGTTACTTTTAGCGAGTGATTTTATTTGCTCATATAAATCAAGCGGACAGTTAACCGGAACGCCTTTGTGTGTATCTGTGTTAAGTGGCATAAAGTCAACCCCTTTCATTAACATTGTATCACTGTAAAAATAATTTCGCAATAGCAAATAAAAGTTATTGACAGTGATTTACGAAGGTGATATGATGGTATCAAGAAATATTGAAAGGGGTATGGATATGGCTAAATTTACACTTTATGAAAAAATGTTTGAAGGACTTCGCGAACCGAAATTTGCATTTGACGCAAAAGATGAACAAGAGGCTGTGCGTAAAGCAAGAGGTTGGGCTAGATATCATGGGATGTCACACACCGATGTAAGCGTAAAACCATCGACAGAAAATGAGGCAAAGAACTGGCTGCATAACGAATACGTTGATTAGAAAGGCAGGAAAGCCCCTCCTATGCAGGGGCTAAAGTGATATGAAAAAGTTAAAAGAAGGTCGGGTATGTAAGACCTGTGAAATCAAAGATGTCTGTAAGGGCGATTGCGGATGGAGAAAAGTAAAATGAGGGAGGGCAGCCCCTCTTGGGGCTATAGGGGATATGATGCAGTATGAAAGAGAAAAATGCCATTGTAACAAGAATCATAACAGCCATCATATGGTATGGCACGGATGGAAAGTCAATTGGCAAGCCATTAAAGATAAACTGTCTCCAGAGTGCAGAAGGATGTTGAAAGAAAAATATCTTTGCAGCGAATGCAGAGAGAAGATATTGGCAGAAGTTAAGGGCATATTAGCCAAAGTAGCGGCTTAGAGGGGTATAAAAGCCCCTTCAGGGGATAGGGAGGCAAGAAGATGAAATGTCCTAACACATGTGGGGAATGCGAAAGCTATAACGAGGCCAAGGATCCATTGGATAAAAAATACGGATTTAATTTTTGTACTAGAACCAACGAGCCGACACACAGTTTTAGCAATCCAATAGACAGGCCAGTACCAAGACCTACACAATGCCCGTATAATCCAATAAGATAGTTTAGGAGCCTAATAAGGTTCCTTTTATTTTGCAGATAAACTATTACAGGCAATAAAAAAGACCCCCTATTTGGAGGCCTTATCTATTTCCTGCTTAAGTAGATATTCTATCAGATTACCGAGGGTTCGGATTTGTGATTTTGCAAGCTGAGTTGCCTGGGCCTTGAGGTCTGAGTTGATGCGGATAGTGAGCTGAGTGTCCTTCATTGCGCGATCACCTCTCTCATAAATCTGCTTGCGACAGGATAAAGTACTATTTCTTCAACGTTCCCATATGACTCGGAGCTAATTCTTTCAAGAAAGATTGTCCCAACATGGATGTTTAGCAGATTTACATTAACTACAATATCAATGGCGTAACCGTTGTGTGGAAAATCTTCGAATTTTGCAACATGTATATCTCCATGATACGAAAGCGTAAGCATAAACAGAGATTGAATTTCCCCTTTTACTGCATCTGTTAGCTCTGCGCCAACAAGTTTTTTAAGGAGCTTATTGCCCGATAGATACGTTAATTTACTCATAATAATCCTCCAACCATAGCCGCCCGGTTTGCCGGGATGTCGGCCTGCCCCCGAGGTTTGGACGGGAGCCCCTGCATTACGCCGGTAGTCCGGCGCCATCTGCTAGCGTACTTTTTTAAGCATTGCCGATTTATCACTTAGTAAAATTGGGCTGTTGTACTTGATTGATAGTATGCAATAATTGTTGTTATCGTCGAATATTGCGGGTTCATCTCCGGCAAGCGTGCCTATACTGTAGCCATCAGGTAAGATGTAATCCTTGCCACCATCATCATATCCCTCATAATAAGGACTGTTGCTGCTGTAAGGTGTAAGCGAAAATCCTTCGCCTTGCTCATCCATACGATATGCTTTGGTCTGATTGGTTTTGTAAAGCTTTACTGTCTTGGCTGGTATTACCTCGACCTCGACGTAATTGCCGCATTTTGGGCATCCAAAGTTACCTGAATCATCAACCATTAAAGTACCGCAATGATTACACAACATATATTTATCCTCCAGTTCGTGGGCTGCTTGCCCTGCCGACAAATACATCATACATCAATGCAATTGCAATGTCAATACATAATTTAAAATACATGCAAATGTCCATAAAATAGTCTGCAAGGCCGCAGTGTAAAGGATAGGTGAGCAATATAGGTAAGATAATACAATTTCCGGAGATATGCACCAACTGCCATAAGCCAATAGACCCAGTAGAGGAACAAGCTCATGATGAGGATGATAATAGAGTATGCCTGAAATGTTTCTTCGCGCCACTGAACGAGGCAAGGGAAGCAGGGACTGTAATAGCAGAGGTATAAGTTAAAAATAAGTTTAGGGAGTTGATATTATGCCAGCAGATAAATTAACCATAAAGCAGGAAAAATATGCTCAAGGTCTATTTACCGGATTAAGCCAGAGAGAGGCATATAAGCAGGCATATAACTGTGAGAATATGACAGATAAGAGTATAGATGAGAACGCTTGTAAGCTTGCAGCAGATACCAAGGTTATGTCAAGGACTGCCGAACTAGCAGAAGGACTAGCAAAAAGAAACACAGCACTGGTTGAAAAAGTATTAAATCAACTGTCTAAAATAGCCTTTGCAGATATAAAAGATATGCTGAGTTACAAGACCATACAGACGCTAGATGAGACCGCTACAGCCCTGTTGGGCAGGCCCATAACGGCATACAAAACGATCATTGACCTAAAAGATAGCGATCAAGTCGACGGCTCCATAATAGCAGAGGTACAAGAGACCAAGGACGGCTTTAAGTTTAAGCGCAATGACCAGTTAAAAGCCCTGGAGCTTATCGGCAAGCACCTGGGCATGTTTACAGATAAAATTGAGTGGCAAGGGAGTCCAACCTTTGAACAGCTGCTAAAACAGGCCCTTGAAAAAGGTGAGTGATCTGTTTGCCATGCAAAAGCAATAAGTAATAAGTTGTAATAGTTGAAATGCCTTTAATAATGTGATATTATCATAATTATTACATAAACAGGAGGTATTACAATGACAAAATGTCCTATCAACAATTGTAAAAATAATCACGGCTTTGAATGTAAACTTAAAGACCTGACACTTAATACTGATATGAGGTGTGTGTGCTTTGAATTTAAAAACAGAAAATGTAAACAATGTGGCGTTGAATTTAAACTCCGGAATGAGAAGGCTTTATATTGTAGTGTAAAATGTAGGAATTTGTTTAACGTTAACGCATTCAGAAGAAAGGAACAAAAGAAAACACTAAAAGCAGAATTCGAAGCAACACTGATAAAACCAGATACCGTTATAGTGGGTGAACAGGAATTAAAAACAGCAGACCAATTAACTAAGCCTTTCAAAAAGCCGAAGCAAGAGTTCAAAACATTCTTTAAAGTTAAGTAGACATAACAACATTTAAGGAGTCTGGATAAGGCTCCTTTTTTCATGCAATTTTGCCGACCTGGACAATTTGGTATACAACATATTGTGTTTTAGCCGCTAAATATTACGCGAAATTTTACACGAACCCTGTAACGCAGTGATATCAACAAAACAGATTACGTGGTATGTGTATTTCGCGTAAAGTGACATAATATCGGGAAATTGCAACTAAATAAATTTTGGCACAAGACAGTTAGCTACTGCCAAGCAGGTAACCTCACACCTGCCTTTCTTATGCCTTTTTATTGTGAGGAAAAGTAAAATGTGAGGTGCAAAATGAATATTGACAATGAATTTAGAGGGCTTATACCGCCATTGACAACAGAAGAATACGCAGGACTTGAACAAAGCATAATAGCGGAAGGGTGCAGGGATGCACTTATTACTTGGAATGATATATTAGTAGACGGCCATAACAGGCATGCCATATGTACCAAGTATGGGATACCTTTTAATACATCCGAGAAGACTTTTGAAAACCGAGACAAGGTTAAGGAGTGGATAATACTCAATCAGTTTGGCAGGCGTAATTTATCGGCTTATGACAGGTCTGTCCTTGCGTTAAGGCTAAAGGAATTGTTTGCAGAAAAAGCAAGGGAAAGAATGCTAGCTGGTACCCCTGTACTGAAATCAGAACAGGGTAGAACGGTTGAAAAAATTGCTCATGTTGCCGGTGTCGGCAAAGATACTATAGCAAAAGTACAAAAGATAGAGGAAAGGGCCACACCCGAAACAAAAGAAAAGGTGAAATCGGGCGAGGTTAGTATTAACCAAGCGTACCAAACAGTAAGGCGTGAGGAAAAGATTAAAACTGTCAAAGAAAAATTCATTGATCCTATCATAGAAACAAAGTCTATTGACATTTTAGCTACAGACAAAAAATACAATATCATTTACGCCGATCCCGCTTGGGATTATACTGAATGGCCTACAGGTACACGAAACCCATACTTGCATTATAAATGTATGGGTATAAATGATATATGCAACCTTCCGGTAAAGAATATAGCTGATATTGACTGTGTTCTTTTTTTATGGGTTACATACCCCATGCTGCAAGATAGTTTCAAGGTTATTGAATCATGGGGATTTAAGTATAAAACTGCCGGCTTTGTATGGGTTAAGAAAAACAAAAATACAGACACGCCATTTATCGGCTGTGGTAGTTGGACGCGAGCTAATTCTGAATTATGCTTGATCGCAACTAAAGGCAGTATGCTGCGATTGGATGCTAGCATATCGCAGATTATTGAATCACCCATAGAAGAACACAGCAAAAAACCTGTAATGGTGCGTGAACTTATAACACGACTTGTCGGGGAATTGCCACGTATAGAACTTTTTAGTAGACAGGCGGTTAATGGCTGGGATTGCTGGGGTAATGAGGTATGACAATTCAAAATGCTAAATTATATATGGAGGGTGTTTGGGATTGGAATATACTTAGCGGATGTTTTGGTAATACAAAAATAGAACCCACTGACATAGACGGATTTGTTGAAAGAAAAAGGAAATTTCTCATATTAGAAACCAAAAAGCCAGGCGTTCCCATAAAGCAGGGGCAATGGTGGACATTTAACGCACTTATTAACACGGGATTCTTTATGGTTGTAATTGTCTGGGGACAAACAAACAATCCCGAAGAGATGCAGGTTTTATACCCATTACCATATAAACCCACAGACAAGAAAAAGGCAAATATAAATGACTTACGCAAAACTGTTTCATGGTGGTTCAAATATGCAGATACAAGTTAATTAATTTCTCATGGGATTTAAGGAGGATATATGATATTCCATAAAAAAACAACCAAAATTATTGACATAGCCAATGCCGTACTTGACGAAAAACATAACACTTTGTGTAAATTATGTAAAGGTGCAGGAGTTAAGTGTAAAAGCAAGATATTTTGTTTACCTTCTGAAATTATTATCAGCCTAATCTTTGAAAACGAAGGGGAAAGAACAGAGTCACTTAAAAACATGGAAGAAAATTTTAGTTTCAAGGGGGATATATGAATCTATTATATTTCATCCTACACGCCTTCATCCCCTGCCCTGACAAAGATTTGGATTGGTTTAAGGGCAAGAAGGCCACGTGCCGCAAATGTGGCAGAGTTTATTTTAATTTTACGAGGTAACTATGTATGATTCAATAGACAGATTAAAGGCGGGCATACTCAAAGTCATACACACATATACAACAGATTCCACGGCAATCAATCCTGACTACATCAAACTCGCTCAACTCGCCTATGACACAGTATTACAGACGATGCTTGAAGGTGAGAAGGAACACGGCGTAGATGGATGGAAGGACAAAGACCTTGAATACCACAAGGCACACGTCTTGAATCACGCAGATAGCATATATTTCAATGAAAAGCCAGTGGAAGATCACATAGCCCATGCCTTGACCCGGTGTGCAATCATTAAGTATCTGGAAGGGTGACAACACCATGTTATTACTTATCTATCTTATCCTACTAGCCACAGTCTTATTACTCAACTATGCCTGTCATAAAAAATAATCCCAAAAATTAATTGAAAAGGAGAAAGAAAATGAAACTAAAAGAAACATCCAATTACAACGAGGTACCAGAAGAACTCAAACAACTTTGCAGCAAGGAATTCTCATTTCTCAAGGAGTATGAGAAAATAGATCATATGCCGGACCCGAAAAGCATTGAAATTATTACACAATATTCTGGGGGAAAACGCACATCAATAAGTGAAACCTATACACATGTCGCAAAAATAGAAGAGCTTATTCCGGAACATCTTGCAAAAATCAAAGAACAACTGTTAAAGGGTAAAAAGGTGTATGTACGTGTTATGCCAGAGATTACATTAGGCAAGTCTGACGAGGTAGGCTTATACACAAGACTAATACTTATATAAAATTAAAGGAGGTGTGAAAATGAGAGATATTAAAAAAGATAATTCCAAGGAAGAAATCAATACATATAAAGATGAATTACCACAACAGCCCTGTCAAATCATGCAACAGACTTTAAATGACTGCAACAGCGCTTTACAAACAATACAAGCAGTAAACAATTCTATCGTCACCACAGCCATAATAATAAACAGCATATTATAAACAATCCAAGATTTGTTAGATTAAATCTTAAGGAGAATAGCCATGTATAAAATCCCGCTTTCCAAACCTTCCTATCTACCCTACATCGACGAGGTATTATCTGCCACAGAAAAAGTATTACGTTCCGGACATATCGCAATGGGCGATCAGGTCGAAGCATTTGAACAGCGTATAGCCGAATACTGCGGCACCAAGTATGCCATAGCTGTATCGTCCGGTACAGCCGGGTTATTTCTGTGTCTTAAATCAATCGGCGTAGGTCCGGGTGACGAGGTTATCACCACGCCTTTTTCATTCATAGCCAGTTCAAATGTCATAGTCTACTGCGGCGCAACGCCTGTGTTTATAGACATAGACAGGAGTACTTACAATATTGATACCAAAAATAAACCCGCAAAAATAAACCCAAATATAACAAAAGCAATCCTACTTGTTGATACATTCGGAAACCCTGTTGACACAAATGACTGGTTGTATGGAGCCGACAAAGGCAACGCAGGAAACTACAGATATTATCCTAAAATCATTCTTGATTCCTGCGAGTCATTTGGCAGCAAAATGTCACGCCCATTCACAGCAGCAGTATACGCATTCTATCCGAACAAACAGCTGACCACGGGCGAAGGCGGCATAATTGTAACTGATAATCAGGACATAGCTGAGTACTGCCAGGCAATGCGCAACCAGGGGCGCAAAAAAGGCGATCAGTGGCTTGACTCGTCCATGATAGGCTACAACTACCGCATGACCGACCTGCAAGCTGCAATAGGTCTGGTACAACTCGATCACTGGGACGAAATTATATACAAACGAATGCGAATATACAATTATTACCTGGACTGTTTAGATGATGCCATACTATTGCGTTATCCAATAATCCCGAATCCAGATAAATGCAATATGTTTTCGCCATTTGTCTTTACCATCGAAGTTCCAAACCGCGACAAAGTAATGCAATATCTGCTTGATCACGGGATAGAGTGCAAGCCCTATTTTCCTGCAATCCATTTACAAAAGCCTTACAGAGACATGGGCTATCACGAGGGCATGTATCCGGTAGCTGAAGAGGTTGCAAGTAGGACATTGGCACTTCCGTTTTTTTGTGATTTGAGTGAACTTGAAATTGACTATACTTGCGAAACGCTTAAACAAGCAATAAAGGAGGTAAATTGATAATGTTCAAACGAATCTTAATTGATTTCAAAGAGGACAAAAACGGTTGTTTTAATTGTACAAGCCATAAAATATTTGGGACAGATTATCCTACGTTGTGGTTAAGAGGAAAAAAGATAGCTATAAGTCATACTATATACGAGGAATGTTTCGGTATAATTCCTAAGGGGATGTGTGTCTGCCACAAATGTGATAATCACCTATGTATTAACCCGGAACATTTATTTTTGGGAACCCATAAAGATAACACACAAGACATGATAAAGAAAGGGAGAGACCGGCATGGCGTTTTTAAAGGCGAAGAACATGGGTGTTCGAAATTAACCAATGACGATATTTTTAAAATACGAGACGATAAAAGATATTGCCGAGAAATTGCTCTTGATTATGGTGTAGCGTTGTGTACTATAGCAAGAATTAAAAAGGGCACAAATTGGAAGCATCTTATTGCCTGTTGATATGTCCGAAGATGAGGTAGTTGAGGTGTGCAGAGTGTTGAAAGAAGCGTTGGAGGGCAACAAAATGTTAGGAGGCAACTCACTTGTTTAGTATTGATACTCAAGTAAATGATTATATGTCTATCATTGTAACGCATGACTGCAATAGAGATTGTCCGTTTTGTATTGATAAAAACAGGGGCAAACCTGAGTATATCACTATACACAATTTATTAAACGCGCTTAAATACGCAAAAGCAAAGGATGTTAAGGATATTTTACTGGTTGGTGGAGAACCGACATTGCATAAAGATATTTTGTTAATTGCAAAGATCGTAAAACTATTCAGATTCAACCTGATATTGACCACAAATTATACATATCCCGATGTTATTAAAAAGCTAGACGGCATTGTAGACAGTTTTAATATATCATTTTACGGCCAACATAAACTACCGCACCAAAGGGACTTTCGTTCGGATTTAACGTTGTCGGCTTTAATTTTTAAAGGGCAATTAGATACGAAGGGAAAACTGGACAACTTTATAGATAAACATCAGGGCATGTCAGTGTTGAAGTTTTCCACGCTAACGGATTGCAATGATTGGACAAGCCAACGACAGAATGTTGAATATCTGGATAATCTCGAATGCGAAAAAGTAATTTTATTCAATGAAATTATCGGGCAGATATACAGAGGATACATTATAAAAAGATATGACCGTGTTATAAATCAATCCGCGGAACAGTCTTTAAAATGTCATACAAACGGAGAAATAAAAAAAACCTGGTAAACATTGAAAGAAATATTGGAGGAAACAAATGAGTAAATGCTGTTTATGCCACAAGAAAATAACAGGGAAAGACTACGGCTATTGGCGTCAAAGTACTGGGGATGGTGTTCGCACTTTTGGCGGTGATCCGAAATGGTTAAGATTTTGTTTGAGGTGCAGAGTAGTACAGACATTACTTTCCATTGCCATAATTGTTATACCAATAGGTGTTCTTGCTGCAATAATAATTTATGCTTTATCTATTAAAAGGTGATTGGAGGAAATATGAAAATAGGATTTAACCGCAATATACCTATCGGTCAAACAATATATGACCATGATTACAATGCGCTTCAATATAGCACATGTTTATGGTGTTTCTATCCTATATTTAGACTTGTGGCGATACTAAAGAATCTTAGGTTGTGCATCTATAAATATTTGAATAGTAAAGGCATTATGCAGACACCACAAGGATGTTGTGCACAATTTAAAAATTTGCGTATTAAAGAATGGTTATGCGCGAAGAGGAGGAAACATGCTACCTGATAAGTTAAAGATAGAGGAAATTATCAAGGAACTGCAAAAGATAATGAGAATTCAGGACTGGGATATAGAAATAGATTTTCTTACAGGAAAAGAATTCTATGATGATAACGGTGAATTTTCGATGGTAAACCATATAAACAGACTTAGAAATTATTCAAACATAGATATTGATGTTGAGTGCCAAGACAATAAAGACAATTGGTATCATAACTTAGTCCATGAATTAATGCACTTGGTAACAGATGCGTTTTATTACAGTACAATAAAATCGTTTAATGCGTTACCTTCAGAAAGTAAAAAAGCAGTAGAAAACGATAGTAACGTAAGTAATGAAAGAACTGTTGATAAATTGGCTGTAATATTTGTATCTATCTATCCTATAACCAACCTTAACCACATATTGGAGGTAGTATGAA